TCAACCGCCGAAAGCGCGGCGCAACCGTTCCATTTCGGCCCGATTCAAGCGCTTGGCCTCGTCTTCGGCATAGTCACGCTCGCCCGCCTCGTATTTGCCTTCATAGATACAGCTGCTGCGGCTGACCCGGCATTCCAGGCTGACCCGTGACGAGTCGGAGCCGGAACCGGGGGCAGCGGGCGAAGACCAGGGATTGATGGACGAGGAGGAACAGCCGGACATGAGCGCGACAAGCAACAACAGGCCGCCGCGGCTAAGCATTTGAATCGACAACATTTATCCTCGCTCGACAAGAAAAGCTTCAGGGCTCTTTATAACAAGCAGGGGATCGGCGGTACAGGCGTGGGGTCCGGCGGGGGGTCCGGCGGGGGGGCCGGTATGGGGCTCCGGCCCTCAATACGGGGATTCAAGAGCGGCAGATGGCCCGCCAAATGAAAAACCCCGGGACACAGGGATGTCTCGGGGTTTGGGGGACACTGCCGCCGACGTATCGCCAGATCAGTGCCTGAATGGGGTTGGTGCGAAGGAGGGGACTCGAACCCCTACACAATCCAGTGTTCATGCGGCTTTGCGGCCTCATGTTGTCCGTAAGTTGTCATTCAGGCGGGAGGGCCATGAGCCCTTCCGCCTTTTTTCGTTTGGGACCCGAGCGCCGAACCTATACTGGACCTTCCCCCTGGTCAGGAGCGCGTCATGTGTGGTCGCATCGTCCAGAAGTCCGGGCCGCTCGATTACGTCGAGCGCATCTTTCCCAACCCGCGCCGCGTCTTCGATGACCCTGCCGGCCCGCTCTACAACATCCCGCCAGGCACAAGGCCGCTGACCATGCACCGCCTCGCCGGCGACTTCGAGCTGGAACGCCTACACTGGGGCTGGCGCCCGCACAATTCGAAGTACTTCATGCCAAGCGCGGCTGGACAAGATCCTCGCCGGCGCCTGGCCCTGGAAGATGCTCACCGCGCGCGGCCGCATCCTGGTGCCCGCGGATGGCTGGTATGAATGGAAGCCCCTCGCCGATGGGCCGAAGCCAGCCAAGCAGCCGTACTACATCCACGCCGCCGACGATGCGCCGCTATTCTTCGCGGGCTTGAGCAACTGGCGGCCGGACGCGGAGAAGGACGAGGCCCACGGCTTCGCCATCGTCACGAATGACGCCGCTGGCGGCATGATCGACGTTCACGACCGCCGGCCAGTAGCGCTGCCGCCCGACCTGGCCATCCACTGGATGGACCCGGAATTTCCCACCGCCCAGGCGCTTGCGCTGCTGGAGCATGGTCTACCGGAGACGGCCTTCACCTGGCACCCAGTGCGCCAGGAAGTCGGCAATTCCAAGTACGAGTTGCCCGACGCTATCCAACCAGTCGCCCCTATACCGAAGGATTAACCCATCTGATCGATATCACCCCTGGTCTTATAGCAATACTGCATATCACATGCCGCGCGATCCTCAACGCGCATGGGCGGCGCTGACAGTTGTGTCCAACAATGAAAATCATGGCGACTCTCGACTATATCGTCCATACTCGACACCTCTCACCCGCAAGCCTACAGAGGAGGATTCTTGATGAAAGACGCACCTCGACATATGGGATACCGGGCCGCAGCGCACGGACAGCTGCTTGAATCTTGCCCATTCTTACGGGCCGACAGGCTGCCGACTCGTACGGGGGAAAATCTGACCCACTGGCGCGAAAAGGTCGAAGCGTGGGAACAGGGTTGGCACGACTGTGTTAAGAACCGCCCTCCTCTTGTTCTTGATGACGCGGCTCCTAAGGCGTCCGAAAAGGACAGCCACCACTAGGGGCTCCAATTCGGCATATACCGTATTGCGCTACATCGGAGCCCGATGTAATTTCCCCATGCCTCCGGAGGGGGTGGAAACCTCCGCAGGACATCCACCCGGTCACGCGCCTTCTTCGCCGCGTAACGCGGGTGGGCCACGAACGCGCCTCCCCCGGCGGCTCAATCCGCTCCCGGTCCGCGCCCCGCTGGACCAGACCACCGATCCAGCGCCTGCAATCGGGCGGCCTCCGCCTGACGCAGCGTGCGGTAGAACATCGCACCGCTGGCCACCAGCGCCCCCAGATCCCTCTCGTTCAGCTTAGGAGCAAGCCGCTCCAGGTGGCGCGCGTAAATCACCAGCACGCTGTCCCAGTCATCAAGGTTCGGCGCTGGCGCAGGCGTCGAAATCATCATGGCCAACAACTCTTCACTGTCCATAGGCGGGCCTCTATCACAACCGGACCAGCATCTCACAGCGCGCCAGAGAAGCCGGAAAGAATCGGTAAGAGCGGCCTACCGGCGTCACAAGCCTTGCGAATCGTTGCATGAAAACGGGGCCGAATTGCATCCGGGCCTGGGGAAATTATACTGTTTATCCATACAGTATTTTCGAGCAAGCCGTGCAATTCCAGTGCAGCGTCCTCCGGACGCACCACCTTGGCGAACGTCGCCGCGATAACGATCCAGGCCAGCCCGTCGTGGGCACGGTCCGGATGTACTCCATGCTTCACAAGGGGCTGAATCGCCATGTTCCCCGAATGACCATGGACGCGCTGGCAAAGTTCGGTGCCACTGTGCCCAGCGCCATCCCCGATCTACTGGAACCTCAACTCCTTACCTTCGCCTCAGACCGGGGCATGATGGTCTGTGGCTTCGAAGAAATCGCCGGCGTGCGCTACTACCAGGGATGGTGGATGCAATGGATCGCCGAGCGAGCCTAACGTCACCACGAAGCCAATGACCGTGATAGATTTATCACGCTCGCGACGCCCATGCCGGCCGCCGCAGAGCATTCGCCCCAGCCCCCTCACGGGTTGGGGCGTTTTCGTTTGGAGCCAAGCTTCCCGAAGCCATCCGCGCCACCTGCACCACCTGCACAAAATAATCACTCCTGCACAACCTGCAATTTTCATTTGCTCCTGCACCACCTGCATGTTACAGTGCCTCCTGCTAATTCCTTCGGAGGCTCCCATGAGCGGCTTGGACACCGTCCTGACAAATCATCAACGCGTAGTGAGGGAAGGCTACAGGAAAGAAGTTGGACAAGGTTTCAAGAGCTACGCCATCTCAAATCTGCGAGGGGGAGTCGGCAAATCTTCTATCGCCTTTAATTTGGCCTATGAAATGTCGCGACAAGAGGCCGTGCTATTTTCCGACTTGTGCCCTCAATGCAATTTCACCGAAACATTGTTGGGCGATTTCCGGCCTAAGGTGAACATCTATGACGCGATGAAGCCCATGATTCTGGGCTCGGCGTTCGGCGACATTCCCACTGACCTCACGTACAACGTCGCGCGATATTGCGACGACTTCAAGGGAGGCAAAGGCGCATATGTCATCGGAGGCAGCCCCGAACTATTCGCGTTCCCGTCCCTGTTGTATCAGCAGCTCAACACCGCCTATTCGCAAAAGAATACGGTAGCCGTAGAACGGTTGCTGCACGGTCTTCGGAACGTGCTCGAAAAAGAATCTGCGGAAGCCCGCTGCAGCAAGATATTGCTGGACACCAGCCCGTTCTATGCTGGCGGGACTCACTTGGCTTGGTGTGCAGTGGATGCTTTGATCGTTCCCGTCCGCGTGGACGAGCATTCTCTTGAATCGCTCGAGTTGCTCTTAAAAATGCTCTCGGACCCCGCACGTGATTATCAAATGTGGAACGAGCGGGCGGGGGGGCTGTCCGTTCCCAAGATCGCTGCGGTGGTCATGACCATGGTTGGTTCGAAGAGCCAAGTTGAGGCAACGCCGGATAGTGCGTCCAGGATGTACATCGAACGAGCTATAGGAATCGCCGAGAAGTATTCGCCGCTGTTTGGCCATTCAGATCCTAGTGACGCGTTCGTTATCACCGACGATTTCCACTCTGCGGGCCGAATTTCTGGCGCGCGGCGCATACCTATTACCGAACTCCGGGTAAAGACCTTTCACACTGTCGAAGGCCGCAGGTTGCAGGTCAACGCGTCCGCCACCCGCTACCAGAAGCAGCTCAGATACTTGGCCTCGATGATCTAGATACCCTTGAAAATATAAGGGGCTTCAGCGCGCCAACGCCGAAGCCCCTCAAAGAATGCGAAGCCCAAAGGTCCCATGGACGACGCACCTTGACTGCAAGGTAGAAGTTGCATCGTAGTCGGTCGCCAAACCGACTGTCAAATGTCAAGGCGAAAGTTGGGACGGCGTCTAGGAGCATCTACATGCAGCCGAACGACACCGAAGAAGTCATCTATCGGATGACTATTACCGTAAAGGGACGGGTCATCCGTCGCCCTGACGGCCGTCCGTTCCGGATTGTGTTGCGCAAGAAAAAAGCCAACTAACGAGCCGGTATCAAAAAGCCCCTGGCCGCAGGCCGGGGGCTTCTTGTATTTCGCGCGAGTTCATCGTCCCGTCGTACATAGGCGATCCCAGGTCTCATTCCTCTCCAGCACTTGGCGCCGCACATCCGCCGGCGTTCGATCCACCTCGGCGGGCGAGTCGAAGTAGATCGGCCGCGCATGGTCGCAATACTCAACGCCCACCCTGGCCGGGGCGGCGCACCCAGTCAGACTTGAGGCGATCAGAAACAGCATCATCGTCCATACGGGCGACTTCATCCTCCACATTGCGCACCTCCTGGCGAGCCTTCGCCGCCTGTTCGTTGATTCGGTCGTTGCGCTCTTGGCGCTCATCTGCCCGGCCGGCGCGGCGCCCGCGCAGGTAGACCAGCACCACCGCGGCTACAGCCGCCAGCGCGGCGACCACATAGCCCCGTATCCGTTGCATGAATGCGGGCATGGTCAGACCTCCACTACGGCCATGGCCTGGGCATACAGCGCCGGCCAGGTCTGCGGGTGCGGCTTGCCGGGCCGCCAGGTGCGCAGATAGAGCGACCATCCGGCGTCAACGTCGCCAACAGCCGGCAGCGCCCTGGGATCGGTCCACAGCAGCAACCGCGCAACGCCGGCGGCCAGCACGTCGTCATACTCCAGCGCCGCGTAGATCGCGTCCGGGTCACAGGCAACGCTGCGGGCCTTGCACAGCGCCGCCAGGCGGTCCTTGCTGGCCTGGTGCAGGAACACGCCCCACACACCGCCGCGGCTGGCCCGCGTGCCCTTCTCGAACTGCCAGAAGCCCCGCGCCGGCCCGCCGATCTGCTGGCGGTGCGTGAATCGACTTTCCTGCAGGCCGATTGCCAGCAGCATGACGCGCACCGCCTGCGTGTCCATGCCGGCCGGCAGCAGCGCCAGCGCAGGGCTGATGCCCGTATCGATGATCTTCTTCAGATCCATGGTTCAACTCTCCCCGCCCGACCGCAGGCCCAACAGCTTGGCCCGAGCCTCGGCAAACCATTCCAAAAGCCCCTTCTGCCGCATGCTCGCCATCCAGCGCATGTAGGCCCCCAGCACCCACCAGGCGGGCAACCCCGCGAGCAACATGCACGGCCCCAGCACGTAGAACAACGCAAGTAGCTTTTCTTCGCCGCCCCCGCTGCGCGCCGCCACCCAGTGGGCCGTTTCCATCAACGACGGCCGCCACGACAAGACGGCAATAGCCAAGATCGGACCGAACACGAACGAACACGACACAGTGCATACGGTGCGCTTGATGAACTCCTGCGGCGACCGCGGCGGCATGATGACCATGCCGAGGATGGCCGCGAGCGCCGCCGGCAACCCAAAAGCCAAGGCGATTTTCACGGCCGCCCAACCGCCCAATCCAGTGGAACCCGGTTCCATTCGCATACTCCCTTGATGGGTTCGCATCGCTGCCCTCCCGTTGTGTGGACGAAAAAAAAACCCGCCGAAGCGGGCCAGATGCCTGTGGGGTCAGCTAGAGCCAACCCGTTACGTCGATAACAGAAACGGGGCAAGCCCCGCCATAGCTCAAGAACGTATTGCTGTAGATGGGCGCCCAACCAAGATAACGAGTCCCATACTCGGGAAAGTTTGCATATAGGCCGTTCGCTGTGGCTGTGATCCGTTCATCGCACGTCAGTGTTTCCCAACCGCCGCCCATCGCAGGCAGGCAGTTGTAGCCCTGACGCGTGTATGAAAGGTTGTAGGCGTACTTCGATGAAGGCAGGCCCGAGAAGGTCCAGCCGTCCTGATATGCCGTCCGGTAGGCGTCGAAGTAGGTCGGAATGTCGAAAGTCTGGACCACATTCATCGGGCGGGCGGTGCTCATGAAAATGTGCCGTCCGCTCTGGTCCCATATGTCGATGGGGCCACCCGTCACCCAAGGCCGGTCGAACACGTAGTACTCGCATTGGCCGCGGAACCGGAAGAGGTATGTGCCCCCGCCCATATCCATAGAATCGACGCCCCCGAATCCCGAAACGGGCCGGAAGAATAGAACCGGATCGAGGCAACCCAGCGTAACGTTGTTGTAGCGATCCGGCCCTGTCACCCCCGAGTACCGCAAGAACATATTCACGTTCCGGCTGTCCACAATCAGGTCGCCGGCCTCGTTGTAGAGGACGACTGCTGCATCTGCCATCACTTGACCCCGTAAATGACTTTGACGCCAACGCGCGGGCTGGGATGCCCGGGTATGAAGCGCCAGGAAATTGACCCTCCGACGCGCGCGATCATCGCGTTATTTCTCGCAAAGCCGTAGTCGCCTATGGCTTGCACAGCGATCCAACCATCTGGACCGTTGATCGCATCGATGTACGTACTGCCGTCGCTGGTCCCCGTTGAGAATGAGCCTAGTTGGCGGGCGACCCTGGTATTGAAATTGAACAGCTCCCGGCCGTACATGTCCCAAATTTGAAGCGGCACCGCCATATCACCCCCCACCAAATCGGGCGCCCAAGACCCCATTCGGGTAGTAGTAGCGCATACCGTTGTTGTTAATCTCGGTACGCGATCCGTCCGACACCGTGCCGTTGAAAGACATGACACCAGAACGCATATTGAGGGAGAAAACCGGCAGCCCTTGCGGATTAACCGCATCAGACCGAAGCACGTCCGCGATCTGCGCAGAGCCAATGGAAGCCCGCCCAATGAATGCTTGATTTATGAACACCTGCCCGCCCTGCACCACAAACGGCGTTTTGAGCGAACCCGAGGACTCATCCAGCACTGCGACCCGCTGCGCCGACAGCAATACCTGAGAAGTGACAACCCCTTTGTCATTCTCTACACCCACGCCAATACCGGCCATGTAGGGTTTACCGTCAACGGTCATCTGGGTCTTGACGGTCCACATGGCAGCCAGCGCCGAGGTCAATGCCGCCACTTCCACCGCGGCCTCGCCCGCGCTATCGATCTTCTCGCGCAAGGCCTGGTAAAGATGAGTCTCCTTGATCTGGCCGGCGATGTAGTCAAGAATGAGGTCTGCGTCTGCACTGGCCTTTCCATGAACACCGGCTCCAGATGGATATATCTCGCCAGCGACCCCATTCTTGTCAACCAGCCGTGCCCAAAACCAAAACTCCACGCCAGCAGCCAACCCCATCAACGTATGAGTATTCTGCGGGTAGGCAAAATCACCGAGCCGCGTCGCATCATCGAAACTCGGCGTTCTGCTATAGAAAAGCTCGGTGCGGCCGATAATAGAAGGCCCCGCGGGCAACCCCCAATCCAGGCGTACCCCGAAAGCCAAGCTAGTCGTCGCCATGGAGGTCACCCTAGGCGGTGGTCCAAGGATGCCGTCAAGCTGCGTCAGCGTAGAAGTGCTCCAAATCGAAGCCACGTCCAGCGCATTCAGCGCTCGCACGCGAAACGTGTAGCCGCCTGCGTAGATGTTCGGCACCTCCACCCGCGTGTAGCCCGTGCGCGGCAGGTTGATCCAGTCCGAGTTGTCCCGGCGCCACTGCACCTCATAGGCCACAGCACTATCGGCCGCCTTCCATTCGAAAACGGCGGTGTGATTCGCAATGCCCTGGCTGACGATGTAGTACGCGCTGATCTTCGGTTCCGTGGGCGGCGACTGCACGCCAGGCGGCACGACCGAAATCGGCGGGCGGTCCAGGCGCGTGCCGAAATCCACGTTGTTGAATTTGCCCGGCTCGTGCTGGATCGCTGAGATTTCGGCTTGCAACCCGTCTTTGCGCTCGATGCGCAACACGCGGAACGTCTGCGCGGACAGCGCCTCCGATTCCAGCGTCCACACACATTCGGCCTCGGGAACTTCCGAAAAGGGCGTCTTGACGTCGATGTGCATGGCCGTGCCAGGCAGGCCGATCAAGTCCCAGGTCAGCGCGGTCGAGTCGTAGCTGTAAACCCCGCTGTCCAGCGTCAGCGGCTCGCCCATCGCTGACGACACCACCCGCGTTTCAGACTTGCCGCTGGGCAGGTTCACGGTCAGCCGATCACCTGGCCGGATGCCCAGTTCAGCGTCAACCACAATTCGGCTTGCGGTAGCCTCGCGGATACGGCCGCCGATGCGCCGGCCGGCCAGATGCTGGTCCGCAACGCGGATGATGCTGCCGGGGCGGATCTGGCAATGATCCAGGCCCACGGTGAAGGTAACACCGCGGGTTTCCAGCTGGGAAGTGAGCAAAAGCCACTTTCCTACCCGGTTCGCCTGGCCGCGCGACGTGCAGCCAAACGCTGTCACCTCCAACTGCTTGATGCCGTAGCGTGCGATGCCTTCGCGGTTCTCGACGTACTCAACCTTTTGGCGCCCCATGTCGGAAAGGTCGTTCCAGGACACCAGCGCCACCGTATACCGGGTATTGAGCGCCGAGCCGGTGTAGTTGAACTTACCGCCGATGACGTTGGCCGACGAGAAGGTGTAGACCGGATCGCCGGGCATGTCTGCGACAGCGAACACCGACGAATTCGCCCAATAGGCCATACCGCGAAACACCGACGCCATGTCTTGCAGGACACGCGTAGCGTCTGCGGTGGTCTGCAAAAAGACATTGCACGCGAACCGCGGTTCCTTGCCGCCGAAGCCGTCGTCCACAAGCTCGTCGCAATATCGCCCGATCTGGTACAGGCCCCACTTGTCCAGCCATCCCGCCGGAACGCGCTCGCCCAGGCCGTAGCGGTCGTTGCTGACCAGGTCGAAGAACACCCAGGCCGGGTTATCCGTCCATGCAAGCTTGAACGTGCCATCCCAGACGCCGGTATAGGTGCGCGTCTCCGGGTCGTAGTTGGACGGCACGCGGATAATGCGGCCCTTCAAGTCATAGGCCCGCGTGGGCACGCTCTGAAACTGCGAAGCGTCCACCTTGATCCCGACCACCGCCGACATGGGGTAGCGCAGTTTGGCGTCGATGACCTCGGTCACGGCGTCCACCACCGTGCGGTCCGAAATCGTGCTGCTGTTGGCATTGGTGGTCAGACGCCGTACGCGGACATTCCAACCCTGCAAGGCGCCCGCCGGCAACTCGATCCGATGGGACCGCGCATAGCGCTGCGTGGTCTTGCCATCAAAGGCGCTGGCCAGCACCTGCTGGTAGGCCGCACCGTCTCGGCTCACGTCGATTGCGTACTCGACACGGTAGCCGTTGATATCGCCGTTTTTGGTGTCGGCGCGGCTCAGTCCCTCCACCGCCAGCGTGACCCGCACGGCGGACAGCTGACGATTCGTGAACAGCCTCACCCAGGGCTGCGTGGCCTTGAGTTCGACGCCAATGCCAATGGTATTTTCCGAGGCAGGAAATCCCGGCAGTGGATCCTGCCACTGCGTGCCCGTGCGGAAGTCCACCGAGACGCCAGAGAAGTTCAACGAGCCGTCTTCATTGGCTACCGGCGTCCCGTTTAGGTACACATCACGCAGCGCACCACCCAGGCCGTGCGTAGGGCCGTAGATCTCGCCTTCGCTCAACAGGTCGATGACGCGCGCGTAAGCGATACTGTGCAGGCTGTCCGGTGCCTCGGTAGGCCCGCGCCCACCGCCGCCGCCCTTGCCACCCTTGTGACCCACGATGACGCGATCCTTGCGCCCATAAAAAAAGGCGCCCTTGGGCGCCTGTCGCTTCATGCGGACTCGCTGTTTCATGCCTGGTCTTCCGAAAATATGCCGGCTGAAATCGTGGCACTGCCGACGATCATTCGCCCGTACAGAATCGGCACCGGGTTTCCCTGGGCCGTGGTATTGACTGGGCCGTTGAAGTTGTAGGAGGCGCCGTTTTCCGGCCGGTCCCTGGTGCTCAGGGCCCGCTGTTGCGGGGAGAGCATTTGAACCACCCCACCGAAGGCCAGGGAAGCGCCAATCATCGCCGTCGCGCCCACCCAGCCTTTCGCGGCGAACGCGGCCGCCAGCGTGCCTCCCGATGAAGCGAACGTAGCCACCGCGATCAACGCAACACCCAGGACCGTTTGAAAGAGTCCACCTCGTTTCGCGCCCCTGGGAACCGGCGCAATCCGGATATCATCGTCCCCGACCGGGTGCGATAACTCGCCCTCGGGGATATTCCTGCGGCCGACGAAGCAGGCGTAAGAAACGCCGCTCCCGGCGCTGGCTGCCATAGCGGCCTCGAAGCCCGGAACTAGCACGCAAAGGGCGCGTACGGCCTCGGCAGTGTTGTTGACTGCCAACCTATGCACCCGACCGAATTCGGCCCCCAGGCGGCCATACAGCCGCACAGTACGCATTGTCTCGATCATGCTTCACCCTTGATATCGCAGCACCAGGCGCGTGGCCTCGCGCCAATAGCCGCCATACACCACACGTTCGGACTGGCGCCCGTAGAGGTGGTGCAGCATCGCGTCAGGAACCGAGAACAGGCCCGGCGCTTCCTTCAGCCCCTCGGCGCCTAGGAACACGCCGGCGTGGTTGGCGCGGTTGGATCGCACCTGCATCAGGATCACGTCGCCTGGCGCCATGTCCTCGCCGGCTTGTAGCGGCCGGAATCCCGCCTCGGCGTAGTGATCCATGTACAGGTCGCCTTCGCGGCCCGGCTCCCACCATCCGTCTTCGCGCTGGAAGTCCAGCAATTCGATTCCGCGCTCGCGCCTGTACCAGTCCCGCACCAGGCTGTAGCAGTCCAGCACGCCATGCGCGAACTGGCGACCCAGCAGAGGGGCCTCGAAGCCTACCGGCGTAAAGCCTCGGACTTCGCCCGCCACCACGGCGCCCGCATCGTCCTTGGACACCTCCACGATGTACCAGGGCAAACCCGTTGCCTCGCAGGCAACGCGATCCGCCTCGCTCGGTGCCGGCGTGTCGTCCGGATGCGAATGCACGATTGCCACCACGCGGCCGGCGTCCTCGGCGGCGGCGTAGTCGTCAGGCGCCAGCACGAAATGGTCGCCAGCCGCGGCAGCATTGCGGCACGGCACATAGGATTCGCGCCGCGCCGCCATCACCACCAGCCCGCAGCACTCGCGCGGGTACTCGGCCACCGCGTGAGCGCGGATGGCCTCCATCGTCTTTTTTCGCATGTCTACCCCCGGATCTGGTCCGAAGAGGGGAAGCCCCCGAAGTTGATGACCTCGTATTCCCCGAATCGCTTCTTGCAGTCCGACATGAGGCCCGAGCAGCGGTCGCGCGCGGGATCCGTAACCGGGTTGCCGGCCAGGTCGAACATGCGGCTGCCGGTGTAGCCGCAATACGGGCCGCGATAGCCGCCTTTGCGCAACCAGCCACACACGGTGGCGATAATCTGGCGGCCAGGAAGTTGCTGGCCGTCGAAGTCCAACGCGCTGGAAAGCGTGAACTCCACCAGTTCCGCAGTCTCGACGGTCTTCTGCTGGACGATCCACACTTCCGCCGGCAGTTCCTCGGCCGGGTTTGCGGTGGGGTTTCCCTCCGGGAAATTCGCCGCATCCAGATAACGGCCCAACGTCCGACGCACGCGGACCCAGGCCCCCACCAGGTCGTTCAGGTGAATGCACAGTGACGAGATCACGCCCACCACCGGTTCGCCATCGGCGCCGGTGCCGATGTTCCCTACCGTGAGCGTGGGCGTGGGCTGCTGGCCTTCCCCCACCTGTTCAAAGCCGGCCGCCGTGATTGCCCACGGCTCGTATCGATTGCCCTGCCACAGGATCGGGCCGATCTGGGTATAGCCATGGAAACGCTGAAGGGCGCCGCCGATGGGCGTGGCGTCCAGCTCGTAAAGCTCGACAAGTTCGCCCACCTCCAGCTTCTGCACATCTGCATAGATTCTCATCGCCTACCCCCAAGCTATCGCAGCCAGTTCGTTAATCGCGTTCGGCCCAGGCTGCACCGCATTGACCGCGTCACGCAGACGCTGGCGCTTGCCCACAAGTACCTGGCTGGCCGCCAAGAACTGGCGGACCTGCTCCAATGTCTTAGTGCGCATGTCAATTGCGCTTATGCCGCGCTCGATCGCCAGTCCGTCCAGATACGGAGTGGCCGCCTGGCTGTTGGCGTCCCACGCGAGCACTTCCTGAAGCTGAACCGTCCAGGTCAAACGTTCGGTCTCTGGATAGCCCACAGTCAGCGCTGATGCCGCAGATTCAAATGCGTCGTTGATCTCCGAGTGCTTGCGGCGGCGGACCTCTTCAATTGAGGGAAGATCCTCAGACGGCAATAACGGAGGCCAGGCAACACCTTGTTGATCCATTCGCCAACCCACGGCCGCCTCAGCAGGGTTCGGCGGCACCACTCTGAACCCTGGCCCCGGGTCGAATGAATCGCCCGCCAAGATGACGTTCACGACCATTCCTTCTTCGTCGACAAGTAAACGCATGGCTGCCCTCAATATTCAATGATGACGACGCCACCGCGACCCGCTGCGCCGCCGACACCAAACGCGCCGTCTCCGCCGCCGCCCGCCCCACCTCCGCCGGCGCCGTAGGCACCCGCGTCGGGGGAAGAACCGGCCAGGCCGCTGGATCCGGATGCCGCTTCGCCACCCGTGCCGCCAGCCCCGAAAAAACTTGCTCCGCCGTTGCCTCCGCTTCCTCCTCGAAGCGAAGTGCGATCAGCACCGGCAATTCCCCCGCCGCTCGCGCCCGCACCGCCATAGCCTCCTGCGATCGCGTTCTTCCCAGCGGCGCCCGCGGCGGGATTCAGGCCCGCAAAGCTACTTGCTCCGCCGGCAGTTGCAGTCCCCCCGCCAGCTCCTACGACGATCGCCATGGCGACGCCCGGGGTAGTTGCCACCCACCCCTGGGACATCCGGCCGGCGCCTCCACCACCGCCGCCCCCGCCGTAGCCGGTGGTCAGTACCGAGCCACCACCGCCGCCACCGCCGGACTGAACCGTAGCGAAGACAGATTTTGTCCAGGCGTCCGGTGTCCAGTTTTCGCTTAGCGTCACCACACGTCGTATGCCGCGAGAGCCGGGAATGCTGTAGTACTTGTTGTCAGTGCCATCCCATCGGCATGGGCCGATCCCATTGACCCAGATATCGCCGATGTTGGTTGCAGGAACAGCCCCCTGATCGAACGTCCTGCGCTGAGCGTAGACTGCCCATGACATGACGTAGGCGCTTACCGCCCTTGGGACCGTACTGGACCCGGCCTCGGCCTCCGCCCGCGACATGGCTGGCAACTGTGCAACCGGGATCAGCTGGTTGGAATCGAGCGTAGCCACCCCACCGGCAGCCCCCTTTTGTGTCAAGGGAATTGAGTCCTCGGCCGCGGGCAGATTCACCGCAGGCACCTTGCCGTTGGCGTCAAGCGGAGCAACGCCCAGCGCCGCCCCCTTCTCTTCGGCGAGCAAGTAGTCTTCCAGGTGCGCTGCCGGCACCTTGCCCGTTGCGTCGAGCGGCGCCACGCCGCCGGCCATGCCCTTCTGGGCGGCGGGGATCGCGGAGTCGGCCGTGGCCTTGGCCTCGGTGGCGGTCTGTGCCGTGCTGGCCAAGGTCAACTCCACCGCATCGACGCCGGTCTGCACCTTCGTGAAGTTGGCGTTGACCTTGGCCATGCCGTTGCGCAGCGGGTCGCCCGTCTTGTCATTGGCTACCTGGCCAATGGGGATTTGTTCAAGTTCTTGCATAGTCTCTACGGCGCATGCCGCTGTGTGAATGTCACCGAGATCGTGTACCAACCGCCTCCCATCGCCACCAACTGGTAGTCGCCGGCGCGGTACGACGTTTGGGTTCCAAGCGGGGCCGTCCACAGGAAGGCCTGCGAGGCGCCGTGGCGATCGAGAAAATCCTTGATCGGCCGGATTTCTGACTCGCTGCCAAAGAACGACAGCGGCCAGGACTCGGTACGATTGTTTATTCCATCCCCGACGACCTGTTCATAGCCGTCGCCAAACTGGGCCCGGAGAATCCTGAACTTCACTTCCGCCTGCGGATTTCGCCGGGGGCTCCACTGAAAGACCTCCAAATTGCTCATTGCCCCTTCCTTCCATAGCGCTCGTTCCAAGACGCCCCGCCTGGGCGATAGGACTTCGCGATAAGAACCTGGCACCGCGAATCAACGAATTCCCCCAGCTCACGCCCGAATTGCTCCAGACCCTGGGGGGCTTCCGTCCTGCTAGTTCCATCCTGTTGCATATAGATGTTGACCTGCACGGGAGCCGCCGCTTGCGACGGCTGCGCCATGCCGATGGCCTGCACCCCGAGACGTCCGTCCGGACCTCGCCGCAAGGGCATGATGGCTTCAGGACCCGCCTCAGCGAACACCCCGGCTCCTTTCGCGAACTGGAACACCTGGGGCGTATGGAAGACGCCATTCGAGAAGGCCGAGAGACTCGGCGATTCGTAGACATTGCCTTTGGCATTGGCAGTCCAGCCATTCGACGCGATCAGCGAGCCGATTCCGTCACCACCCGACGCCTGGACTTGACTTGCTGCCGCTTCAGTTCCGGCTGCAGCTCCAGATGCAGCGCCGAACAAGGAGCCGACGACGCTGGTGAAAATCCCCATCGTCGCCTGACGCGCCGCGATGCGCGCCAGGTCAGAAAGGACGCTCTTCGCAAAATCCGCGAAATTCGCCTTACCGCTGACCACGAAGGAGGCCACCGCGTCCGACATGCCCTGAAACAGGCTGGAAAACACCTGCTGCGATTGCGCCATGACGTTGGCAGACGCGTCAGCCCAGTCGTTCAGCGCACGAATGGCCCCGTTCTTCCAATCGCCTTGAAGCGCTACCCGTTCCTCCATGTAGCCGCGCTCGCGCTCGATCTGTGCCTGCATTGCGGCATCGATCTGAGCAATGCCCTGCAGATATTGATCAGACTCCAGCGCACCGCCGCCGCCCTCGCGCAGCATCTTGTCGGTGAAGCCGTCGCGGATCCGCCGAAACCTGTCTTGCGCTTGGTTGATAGCATCCACCAGCGCCCGATCGTTGCTGCCCAGGGTCAGCGCGTTGTTCTGCCGGCTTTCCTGGAGAGCGCGGGTTTCGCTGTAATTGGCGATATCGAGCTGCGTAGCGCGTAGGGCGCCCCGGATCTTGGCCTGGTACTTCTCGATATCGGTCGCCTCTTGCTGCTGCGACCTCGCGATCTGGGCCTCGAGTTCCTGCACCCGGCCGGTGTAGCGCTCGCGTTCCGCGATCTGCTTCTTGCCGCCGGCGATATCCGCTTGTTTGCGGGCGATGTCCAGCTCGTCGCTGAGGGCTGCCCGTTGGGCCGCCGCCCGCCGCCGAATGAATGCCTCTTCGGACAACAGGCCGGCCGCCCTTTGGCCTTCCAGCGCGGCCGTTTCAGCGCGCAAGGCCTCCTCACGCATGCGCGCCTGGGCTTGCATCGCTGCCAGCTGGCCAGACAGTGAATTCTGCCCGGCGCTGACGGCGTCCTTGTCCTGGAACTTCTTGCGGGTCTCTGCTTCGCGTTCCCGGATGGCCTTGGACGATATCCGGTCATCCTCGGGATTGACGGCACGAATGGCCGCCTCCAGGCGCGCGTTTTTCTCCAGCGCCTCGGTCAGCTGCCGAACCTTGTTGGTTTGCTTGTCGTAAGCATCCAGGCTCTTGGCCGCCTCGATAGCCGCCGCGTTCGCCGCGGCATTGAGCCCCTTGACCTGCGCAACGGCATCCGCCAGGCCCTTCTGATCCAGCGCGTCGCCCAGGGCACCCTCGGCATTCCTCACGCGCGCACGGCCAGCCTCGTTCAATCCGGCCGGCCCTGCATCACGCTGGCGCATCAGCGCAATGTTCTCGCGCAGCGTGGCGATACGCGCTTCCAGCGGGTCCTGCTCCTGCCCCACCCGCTTCATTGACTCCCAGGCGCCGTCGACGGCGCCCTTCACGTCACGCCACGCACGCTCGAGCACGCCCAGTTTTTCCGGCGCTTCAGTGCCCAGATAGTCGTGCAGGGCCCGCGAGGTCTCCTGCATAGCACCTTCGCGGTTGCCTGTCTCCTCCAGCGTGCGGATGTAGTCCCATTGAGCCAGGCTCATGAAGTTGAGCGAGCGGTTATGCTCCTCTGCCCACTTCGTCACCCCTTCGGGCATCTTGGCGAAATCCTTGGAGATTTCGTCCATGGCCTGGCCCGATGCCTTTTGGAAGGCAACCATCGAGCTTGACATCAGCTGGATGGTATCGGCCGAAATCTGGCCCGTCGCGACCAGCGCCTCGACTGCCTGCTGCGCCTTGCTGCGGCTTCCATTCTCACCAGCTGCGGCGGCGGCCATACTGCGGATCTTCTCCGCCGTCACCCCCGCATAGTTACCCGTCAGCTGAATAGTCCGATTCAGGCGCGAGGCGTCCTCGCTTCCCTGATAGGCGGCAATACCGAAGGCCACAGCCGCGCCAGCGGCCAGGGTATAGGGGTTGATCAGCCCAAGAAGCGTGCTTCCCAGCGCCTTCGCGGCCGGCACAACGCCGCCGAACATGTCCTTTAACTGGCCGCCCTGCTGCAGCAGCACGGTCATGGGCTGTTGCCCACCCTGCAAGGACACCACGATGTCGGTCAGCTGCGCCGGTACACCCCGCATGGCAGCTGCGGTCTGTGCGGCGCTGTTGCCGTACCTATCCAGCGCGCGGCCGGACGAGCCCAACGCAACTTCCTGTTCGCGCAGCTTGGCAATCAAGGGAGCAGCACGGGCTGAAACACCAAGCTCGGCCGCCTGCAGCTCGAGCAATTCGGACCTCGTCTTGCCGATCGCCTGCACCTGGCGCTCAAGGCCCTGGACGAATCGCTCAGACGTCTGTACGAATGCCTGGCTACCCGCCGCCGACGCGTTGACCGCTTGGGCCATCTGCCCCGCAGATGCGCCCATGCGCGCCGATGCCGCGCTCGCTCGGCCCAAATTGGCCTCGGCCGTGGCGGCAAATTCCGCCGTCGCGGCACCGGACGCCGAGAATCCGCGTAGAAGGTCAGCTTCGTTCGCGGTCAGCGTGACGCCTAGAACCTTGTCATTCATTGAATTCTGCCGCTGAAAGTTCAAATTGCCGGCCTACGCCTGCCCCAAAAAGACCTCCAAGGCGGCGCGCTCCATCGCGCGGATATCCAAAAACGCCTCCCTCAGGTCCGCCCCCGGAGGCATTAGGACCTCCAGCGTTGCGCGAATCTCGGTCGCCGAAATGCCAGTACGCAGTGGAGGCCCCATTGCGGGGGCCACCCAAGTCCAGCATGTTTCAAGCTCCAGAAATGCCCTGACCGTCTCCCAGTTCTCCTCGAACACCTCGAAGGGCTCGTCGGCCGCCCTGGCTCCTGCCGCGTCCAGAACGTCCGCAGGCGCACCGGCCAAGGTCAAGGCCGCCAGCACTGCATCATCGGGGTCGAATGCGGTCTCCGCGCGCCGACCGCCCGTTGCCCAGTACCGTGCGGCCTCTAGGAGTTTTTTTCCCGCACCTGCTGATGGGCACGCCAGAAACCTTGGAACAACGGCGCGACCAGTTCAGGCCAATCCTTGAGGACTTGGTCCAGCGCCTTGGCCGAGAACGGCACGGCGTCGCCCTGGCCGTCGCGCACCCCCAGCCACCCGGTCATCCGGTCCTTGATGAACTCAACGTCCGAGGCGTATTCCCACTTCTCAGCCGCCTTCTGCCCCTTGCCAACGGGCAGCAACGGCTGACCGAGACGCTCGCGGTAGGCATTGGTCATCGCGTCATGCAACGCGTTGATCTGGTCCAGGGGGCTGCGCTTGTATTGCGCAATGAAGTCGATTTCGACGGGAGCGCCGTTTTCACCGTGGACGGCGACCTTGATATCGCACGCCGCGAGAGCGCGCTTGCTGACAACAAATGGCATGTAATGCTCCAAAATGCGAAAACGCCCGGCAGGCCCGGGCGCAGGTGATAGAAACTGACCGCTCGCCGCAGCTTTTCAGCGAACGATGATTTCCAGTTCGTCGTTGCCCTCCGGGCCCGGGTTTACATTCATGTCCAGGCCGAGCATTGCCACGTTGCCCTGGTCCGAATATGCCGGATTGGTCAGCTGCGCGGTAGGCGCCTTGATCTCGACGATGTTGCCCGCTGCTGTTCCATGTTGAATCGCCAGCGCCTTACCTTCGCCGGACAGCACGATCGCGGGCCAATCCAGCTGGGCGATGCGCGGCAGCTCGAGGGAAATCTTGCCGGTCGGCTGGCGGTCGGTGATCTCGGCCCCTTCGCAGCCGATCAGCGAACGCCAGACCAGCTGGTTGGCGATGTCGAAGGTCAGCGACTGCAAGCAACCGGAATAGCTGCCTAGCGACCAGGCCGGCGTGTTGGCCTTGTTGACGCCCTTCGGGATCTGGAAGGCGCTGTAGTCCACGTCGGTCGGGTTGGCGCCGTCGGTGATGGGCAGATAGACGCCCATGAAACGAAAGCGCATGAACGGGATGCCCTTGGCAGTCAGGTCGAAGGACACCGTGCCGCGCGCATCCAGGATCTTGTGGAAGACGCCGTCCAGGTAGTAGTGCAGCGCGATGCGCTCGAAATTTTCGGACACCGGCAGGTAGCGCACGTCCGTTCCGGTCGTGACCGTCTCGGCGAAGCCACAAGCGCGCAGCAGCGGCCCCCAGGCCGGCGCCTTACCAGCCGTGCCCGACCCGGCCAGCTCGACCTCGCCTTCAATCTGGGCGTACTGGGTGGTAGCCACTTGACCCGCGTTGCCCATGTAGGGCCGCAGCAGCGCGCGCTCGACGAATTCGGCCGACAGGGGCGTGGCGGTCACGTTGCGCAGCAGGATCGCGTTGGCCGCCCCGGTGGGAACCGGGTCGACCCCTTCCGCCGTCTGGATCTTGGCCAGCAACAGCGTCTTTCGGATGGATTTGGCCATTATTGGCTCCGTAAGTATCTGAATTCAAGTGGTCAGCTGGCGCCACCGCAGTCGCACGGCGACGTCCGCTCGACAAGCACGCGCTCGCCCGTGGCGGGATCGCGCACGTAGCTGCCGCCCTGGCCGTGGAACTTGTCAGGCGCCGCCGCGGCCGGGCTGATCGCTGCGGACGGGGTGCCGACTGTCTCGGTATCAGCATCGGTCTCCGGCGCGCCGGCCGGTTTCATTGCGGACATGCTGTTCTCCTTCGGGTGCTGGGGCGTTACGCGCCCAGGGAATGCTCATCGGTCTGATAGGTGATGCGGTAGCGCTTGGTGACCACCTGCCGACGAAGATCGCCATTGGCGTACTTGGGCTCGTCCGTGCCGAACTCCACGATCGACACCATGTTGGGCCCGGAATACCCCATCACGATCGGCTGCGCTGCTTCGAACACCTCCTCGGCCAATTGGAGGTGATCGTCGCCGCACGTATGAACGATCAGATGGATTTCACGCACTCGAGTGACACGCGGCGACAACAGCTCCTGGATCGACTCGGCCCCCAACTGCACCGAGACGACCTTCGGGTCCTCGCGCGAGATCGCGCGCATGGGGGAATTCTCAACAGCTGCCGGAAAGCCTTCGGATGCCCCCGCGAGGGCCAAGCGAAGGTCCTCCACGTACCGCTGCGCCAACGAGGTCATGGCAAAAGCTCCAACAAAGCTCGGGTCCAGTACCCGTCCCCGCGCACGGTCGGCTCCTGCCGGACTCGGTAGAGCTTGCCGCCGATCCTTACACGGGAGTGGTACTTAAGGCCTGGGGCCGACGCCGTCGTGAATTCGATCTCGTAATCGGTGGAGTGGACCAAATTCGCCTCGTCGATCACATCGGGCCGGTCAAACCGGACCATGAAATCGACCGCGGGGACAACGCCGTCCAGGCTGGCAAGCTCGCGCATCCCGGCCTGGTCGAACGCTTCATCAAATATCGCGTTGTCCCACATGGTGCTTACGACGCCTTCAGCCGGATGACGGCGTTCGGCCGCGTGTTGATCGTCAGCGGGTTGGACTGCACCTTCAGGTCGACGCCCATGCCGTGCTGGAGAATCTCCTGCGAGGCATAGAACGGCAGGCCCGGGGTGTTGACCACGTCGATGTGGTTGGCCGGCGCGAAGCGGGTCTGGAACAGATCTTCGGTGACGATCGGCACCAGGTAGCCCTCGTTCGGATCGAGGAAGGTCACGGCACCGACTTTGCCGTAGTACTCCTTCCACTCGACGTCTTCGAAGATGAAGCCCTTGCGCATGTCGGCGCGCAGGAATTCGCCGTCCTTCCAGCGGTCGAACGCCTTCTCGACGGAATCGTGGCCGGTAAACGCGTCGTACAGGGCGCGCCCCATGATGCCGAGCCAGCCCTTGATCTGGACGGCGCCGGCGAGCGCGTCTTCGGCCTGGCGCTTGGCGTCGAGCACCTTCTGGCGCACCTTGGTGGTGGCCGTACCCAGCGCCAGGTTCACCGTCTTCTGCGTGTAGCCGAATCGGTCGTACAGATCGAGCAGCACGCGCTGGCCGTCGGCATCGAAGATCTTGCCGGTGACAGCACCCAGGCGATGGTAGGCGAGCGTTGCGTTGATCCGCGAGCGCAGCTTCACGGTGCGCTTGTTGACGATGCCCTGCATCACCTCCAGCTCGCTTTCGGTGCCGAACGCGCGCACGCCCTGGATCTCATCGGCATAGATCGTGTCACGCAGCGGCAGGTGCAGCGTGTTGAACGGGATCAGGTCGCGGCGGTCCTTCTCGGTGGTCTGGCCAGGCGAGCCGCGGGGAGAGTCCGGCACCAGCGCGAGCTTGCCGTTTTCGCGCTCGATCGAGACCGTCAGCGTCGAAACGCCGTCTTCGTCGAACATGCTGTCCAGAGTGGAGGGCACGGCCTGGCCTTCGGGCTGGACGTTGAGGGCGGCCGTCAGGGACGCCAAGGAGAACGCGTTGTCGCGGAAGATATCGATGTGTGCCATGTTGTAGGCTCCTGAAAATGACAATGACCCGCCTAAGCGGGCCATACTTTGGTCCTTGAGCGGGGTTCCGATGGCGCGAATTAGTCGCGGACGATCAGGAAGGTTGGGGCGAAGTCGGCGCGGGCTTCTGCGTCCAGGCCGGTGAGGGACGTGGCCGCGACTTCCGCGAGGCGGACGATGGCAGTCGCCGGCTCGGGGTCCGTCGAGATGTCCGCCGCGCCGTACAGCACCGCAGCGGCCTTTTCCGTGCCATCGGTGCCGGCGGGGTTATACGCCGCGTATTGCTTGGTGGCAGTGATCTGCCCCAGCACCTGGCCGGACGGGTAGCCGGTCGCCGTGGCGGCCAAGATGATTTTCTCGCGGGAGATCTCGCCGGCGCCCTCGGACAAGAGGAATTCGGCGGTACGGGCTTTTTCGTGCAGGATTTTCATACGTTCTCCAGGGTGGTTGAGTGCTGCTTAGGACGCGCGGCGGCGTGCCGCAGCACGAGCCTCGTAGAAGTTGGTGATAGAAAGCGCCGGGGCCGCCGAGGCCGGGTTAGCGTCCGGCCGCTGCCTGTTGTCGACGGTTTGCTCGGAAGCCGCGGCCAGAGCGTCGAACAGCCTTGCCCGGGTCTGGTCCACCGAAAGACCTGCCGCGACAAACTCGGGTGCTTTGTCGGCCATCTTGGCGGCCAGGCAGACGCCGGCGATCTCGGCCGCCTGGACGATTCGCTCGTCCGCCCCCTCTTTGCTAGCGAGGCCGCAGGAAAGTAGTACGCCCTCCGCGAGATGGGCCACACCGGCAGTCCGGCAAGCGGCGTATACGTGGCCGACAAGGGCCGTGGCCTGGGCCGCATTGGCTTGAGGCTCGGCGGCGGGCGCCAGCGGCGGCGGCGCATCTGCCGTCGTGGCAGGCGGCGGAGCGGGGTCGCGGGGCGATTCGGCCTCGAGCGCATCCAGCATCGCAGACACCTCCGCCGGCAGATTCTTATGCTTTCGGAGCACCTCGGCGGCCAGATCGGACGACATCTGGAGGCGCACAGGATCTTCGATAAGATCGCAGAATCCCAGGGCCTGCGCCTCCAACGCCGACATCCACGTGGTCGCGTCCATCATTTCCACGATCTTGTCTGCATCCTGCCCGCTCTTGCGTGCGTAGGCTGCGACAACCCCGTCGCGGACCCGGTCCATCATGTCCGCGGTCGAGCGCAGATCCTCCGCCGTTCCGCCAGCAATGGTCCAGGCGTTGTGGATCATCAGTTGAGCGTTCTCTGGCATGATCAGCTGATCGCCGGCCATTGCGATCAGGGACGCCGCCGATGCCGCGAATCCGTCAACCCGCGTCGTCACCCGGCCGGCATAGCGCCGCAGCGCGTTATAGATCGCGAGCGCGTCGAAGACGTCGCCCCCGGGGCTGTTGAGCGACACCACGATATCGGCGCCGCCGGCCGCCGCCGCGTCCAGTTCTGCGACGAAGGCCTCGGCAGTGGTCCCCCAGAAGCTGATTTCGTCGTAGATTCGGATTTCGACCACCGGTTTTTCGGCCTGCGCCTTCGCAGTGATCGTGTACCAGAGCTTCTTTGCCATGATGGCTCCATAGTTGAAATTGCTGCGGCTATTCCACATCGGCCGGCGAAAGAACCTTGCCGGCCGATGTGGACCGCCGCGGATCGCTGTCGAACACCGCCCGCGCGGCGTCCGCCGCCAAGTTGTCCGCTTCGATGTCGGCGGCGACCTGATCAGGGTCATCACCCTGGGCCAAGATCACCGCCGAGCGGCTTGTGAAGCCAGATCGCACCTGCATTTTCTTGGCCTCAATGTCCTGCACCGGATGGAAGTACGGCCAGCCCTGCGGGACCCAGAGGACGCGCAGCCACTCGCGGCGACGCCGGTGGTAATCCGGCATCGGAATGGTGCCGGCCAGCGCCAGCGCGTCGATCCAGGCCGCCCATACCGGTCGGCAAAATTGATGAATAAGGCAGTGCCACTGGTATTGCTCGATCAGACGGTGGAACTCGTTCACCAGCACCCGCAGCGCCCGATCGCTGATGTTGCGCAGGTCCCCTGTCGCCAGCTCATAGGGGATCCCGACAGAGGCGAAAGCCGCCATCAGTTGATGCCTCATGAAACTGTCGTAGTTGTTATCGGCCCCGGGCGGCGTCGAGAACGTCACCTGCTCGCCGGGCGCCAGCTCCTGCATCGTGCCTGGCTCCATGGAAACCAGCGGGATTCCGTCGTCATCCTCGACATAGTCCTCCTGCCCGCCCGTCAACGGATTGGTCGGATCTTCATCAGGATCCGGCCTGGTAATGAAGCCAGCGAACAGGTTGGAAACCTCCTGGCGGTACATCACCGCGTCATCCAGGTTGTCAATCGACTTCAGACGCAGCAGCACCGTTGCAAGTGCCGGCACCCCACGAACTTGGCCCGGCCGCTGCATCTGGTATGCGTGGATGACCTGGTCCGCCGGCACCGACACAATCTCCTGGGCAGGGCTGGACCGCCCGAACTCGCCGGGGTGACGCCGCCACATGTGGACGGCTGTCCGCCGGCCGATAGCATCGAATTCGATGCCATTGACCACCTCGCCGCCGTTGGGCAGTGGGTACGTGCGTTCCACCGGAACCTGGTCACCCTCAATCAGCTGCAGCTGCAGCGGCACCACCAGGCCGTCCGACGGGCGCCGCCGACGGAACCGACAGAAGATTTCCCCCGCGGTGAAGATAGATCGGTCCGCCAGCGACTGCATACCGTAAAAATCCAGACGCCCGTCGGCATCCGCCTCGACACACCAGTCCGCCCACAGCTCTTTCAAGAGCCTGCGCACCGACTTGTCGGGGTGCTGCGGGTACGGCTGAATTCCCGTACCCACCGCATTGCTGTCCCACTTGCGCTCGGCGGTAGACGCCCACGGATCATTGCGGACCGCATCCCTGGCTCGTCGTCGCTGCAGGGGCAGTCCCTGCGTCGCAGCCGAGTTCGGGCCGGCCGCAGACGGATTCCAGTTCTTCGCGCGGCTGCCGGTCGCGCTGCCGCTTTCGTAGCTGGAACTCATCTGTGCATTCAGACGCCGCGGCACCAGAAGGCCGGACCGGCGGTGCTTGGCGTAGCTCATCGAATTCCCTTTCCGGCGCTGCGCAGTCGAAACTGTCGCGGGCGCCGCTTGCCCTTGTTGATTTCTGCGGATACGTGCGCTCGCGCTCGCATGAGTTCGTCGATGCTGCGAAAGCGCACGCGCTTGCCGTCGTACTGGACCTCAAGCTGGCTGCCCGCGATGGCACGGTCCAGCTTTTCGAGGTCGGCTTGGGTGTACGCCATTTTTGTCGCCCTGTTCTATAGCCGAGGTTATGCCCGCAGCACGTTCTCTACCTACGGGCCTTCAAATAGCTGGAGGAAGACGATCGGCGCCGGGCCGGCCGAGGCGGCGCCCGGGGCTTGGCGGGCGCCGCCTCGGCCGGGACCGCCGGTGACGGTCGCCTGCCGCGCGCGGCTGGCGGCGGCGCGTCATCCGCCTCCACCGAATCGGCAGGCGGCGGCAACGCGTCCAACTTGGCCGCCATCGCGTCCCACCACGCCTCTGTCTTGCGGGTCAGGCCCAGATGCTCCGCGACCCATAGCGCATACACAGCGCAGTCCCAGGTTTCCACCCGCTTGCGAATCGCCGTCCAAAGCGTGCGAACACCCGTGGCCGTCTTGCGAGCCACCCGCACTTCGCCAGAGAACTGGCGAAACCACTCGTCGGACAGGTCCGCGGACAGGTGAACGTATCCGGGCCCGGGAGATTCGATCGCCAGCCGGCTATGTAACAAGTCCTTCGCGCGGTTGGTTCCCACATGCCACAGGATTACGCCTTTCTTCACGCGCTTGCCGCGCCAGTCGATGTCGACCTGGCCAGCGCCATCCTTGATCGCCTTCTCGCCGAAGGGGCGTCCGCGCACCGCGTACACACGCCGCGCCTTATTGCGGCGGGCGAAGTCGTATACGGCATTCGAATAGTGCCCCCCGGAGTCGATCGCGGTCGCGTAGATACTCATCTGCTGCCCGCCCTCGTGCTGGAACCGGCGCTCAAACAGGTATTCCGCCACGCTGTTCCAGACCTCGTCCTCCGCAGGGTTGCCGTGGAAAATCTGGTGATCTACAGTCCACATTTCGCAGCCCCGGCCGAAACCCCAAACCGCGACCTCGACGCGATTGCCCTGCGTGTCGCAGCCGGCCAGCAGCAACGTGCAGCCCAGCGGAACCACGTTCTCGGCTTGGCCTGGCAAGCGGTACGCCTCAATTTCGGCGCGCCGCTTCAACTCGTCGGCCTCAATCTTCTCGATTTCGCCTTCCCAGGCTTGGCCCAGGGTGGTATTCCAGAAGGTCTTCAGCGGCTCGTCGTCGCCCTGCTCGGCTTTCGCATAAGCATCCAGGAACTCCCGGACGATCTTCGCCCAACTGACCATTGGGCTATAGGCGGTCCAGACATGGAAGGCGACCCGCTTGTGCGCCGGGATAACGTCGCCCGCAGCGTCGCGGAAAACTCCATCTCGGTCGATAGTCGTTCCATCGGACCCGTACCAGAACCCATCCTCGGCCGCGGCCAGATACTCGCCCTGTGCGATCAGCGTGCCGCAGTGCGGGCACAGATGCCGCACCGTCTCGGGGTCATCGTTCAGCCATTTGAAGCCGTGGGGCTCGTCCTTGCCGCCCCAGGTGAGCGCGTGATGCTCGTCGCAGTGCGGGCAACGGATGTGGTAGTCATACCGCGCATCCGCGCCAGCCGCCCGCTTTTCCATGAGGCATGTCTCTTTAAGCTTTGGCGTCGAGCCGATCACCATCTTGGGAAACGTCGCGCCCTCCAGGCGTTTGGCGGCCAATTGGCCCGGGTCCCCTTCCCCGTCAATGTTGGAGTCGAACGAACTGAATTCGTCAAGGATCGCCACACTGACCGACAGGCGACGATAGTTGTCTCCAGCCCGGCCGCCCCGCAGGTGCAATGCACTCCCGATGAACTTCTTCACCAGCAGTGTGTTGTCCTTGTGGCGCGCCAGCCGGGTCGGAAAGATCGGATGCATGACTTCCACGTCACGCAGCATGGGCTCCAGCTCGGTCTTGACGAACTCATCCCGCGCGCTGTCGGTCGGCTGCCAGAGCGCCTGATTACGGCGCCGATGCTCGGCGAAATACCCGACCGCGGCGAGCACGATCTTGGTGTAGCCGACCCGTGCCGACTTGATGACATCAACTTCGTGTAGGTCATCGCTACCAATACACGCAAGGATTGCGCGCTGGAAGGGCCACGCCTCCCAGTTCTGCTCGACGTAAGACGACTCGGCGGACAGGTAAAAATTTCGTTCCGCCCATTCCCGAAGCGTCATCGGCTCCGGGGCACCAAAGGATGCGAGCCCGCGACGAAGCGCGCGGGCAACTCCCGCGCGGTTGTCTTCTACGAGCATCATTCACCCTCGTTATCATCTTCCGACTCAATATCCTCCAAGGACAGGGCGGCCACGGCGTTGCGCGCCTTGGCCAGCTCGCGGCGAACAATCGTCAGATCCGCGTCGGTCAGGTTCGGCAGGCGGCGCTTGAGAATGCCGGGAATCGCATCGAACGTGGCCGCCACCTTCGTCCCGGCGCGCACCAGGACCTCCTCGAGCACCGAGACGGGCGCAAGTTCGCCGCGACGCTCGGCGTTTTCCATTTCCACCTTGTCAGCCTGAGCGGCGTTCAAGCGCGCCTTTTCTTCAGCGGGATCCAATCCCTTTGATTCGGGATCCCGGTTGCGACCGGCGGCAGCGTCCCGAAGATTTCCGCAGTACGCCAACAGCCAGTTTCCCAGCGTGTCGCCACTGGTGAGCACCCCGCGCATCAGCAAGCCGCTGATAACGGGCTGGGTGACCCCGACCAGCTGCGCGAACCGTGCTTGCGTAGTTTTCTTGTCCAGGTCAATCATCTTGCAGTCGCCAATGCAGCGTCCAGGGCGGTCGAATACTCCACATCGAAGCGCTCGCCATACACGGCGGCCGCTGTCTCGTAAAGCGGCAAGCGAGGCGTGTACTGGGGCTGCTCTACCGCCAGCAGGACTGGCGCCACATCGGCCCCGTGCGTACCTGTCTTGCGCCAAATGCCGGCGGGTAGGACCTGGCGCCGGTGGCCGCTCATCGACCCCTTACCCCGCGAAATGAAGTACTGGACCCCGTTGATGCGCCGGTAGCCTTCACGCGAGGTGCCAACGTTCGCCGTTCGCGCTCGACTTCGAGCCGTGGCGTTCGCGCGATAGCCTTGCTCTCCAAACGCCTCGAAGTAGGACAGAAGCCGAACAACCTGCCCGCGGGACATGTTGCCGTAGGCGTCCAGTTCAGCAGCTGCAGCCGGGACAGTAAACATGCCCGCCGGCAGGCCTGCGCGCTGCAACGCCCTTTCCGACCGCTTCAGCCTACGTCCACCGCCAAACACCTGCGGCGCCAGGTAGCGATCGGCCGAAGTGCCCTTGCCGGCCCCGTCGCGATAGGCAATAGTTGCGACGAGGTTCCCTTTGCTCGCGCGTACCACACGCAGCGCATTCAAGGTGTAGGGCGTAGGCCGGTCAAACACCTGCTGGGTTTGCTGGACCAGGGCTTGCCGCACCGCATCTGCGGTCCGGTTCAGCGCGACCGAAGTGGCATACGGCAGCTGGCGCCGCATCGCAGCGTAGTAATCGACGCCGTCGCGCAGCTTCGAAGTGAACTTCAGCATGCCATCCTCTCGCCCATATAACCCCCTCCCGCTGGGCGGAGGGGGGCACCATGCAGCGTCAGCAGGCCGCAAGTCCTTGAAATACCGGGATATCCGGCCGAAATTATTATTACCCCCCTATGGATGCCCCATGACTAGCGAGCGTCCGGGGTTCGAATTACCCTTACCGGACTCACTTTCCCAGGGGCCCCCGCGACCTTGTCACGGCTGGCATGTCGGCAAGGACTGCCCAGCTGGATACTCCGCGCCAACGCAATGACTTTACATATTGAAACCACGTGTTAGGCTTAGGTTTTCACCTGTTCACCGTAACCGTAATGCCACTTTCCGTGACACCCATATGACGATCGATAATCCCGCCCATCGACTCTGGCTATTGCTGTCCGAAGCTAGAACCATTGAGATAACGAAGAACTGTAAACAGGCATGGGCTCAACTATTCAACGTAAAAGCGACTAGTCCTGACGTTTTCGAAAGGCTGGGGAAGGTAATGCAGTTGCCGTCCCAAATCATCGCTGCTCTTAAAGAGGAGCATGAGGACGAACTCACTATCGCCCATTACTGGCAAACCCAACTTGACACGGCGTTTTCACGCCAAAACCTAGCCGACACTTGGCAATCATTTATCGGCAACATAGATAACCACTCAATAAACTATCTCAAGGGCCACGCCAAGATCTTGAATGGCGGCAAGCAATTAAAAGCCCTAGAACTTGATACTTTGGAGCAGGCTCGAAAAGATCTATCCGAACTGTTGGGGGAGGTGCTAAAAGACGACTCGATCCCCGTCTCGATTCGTCAAGCTTTAGCCAGAAACCTACGAGCCATCATCATCTCCCTGGAAGAATACAAGCTCACGGGCTCCGCTGGGGTGTTCGATTCCATAGCCATTCTTTACGGACAGGCCCTCTTCGATGTCCCCTATCGTCAATCGATCAAAGCAGACACGCCGTTCGGTGAGAAGCTATCGAGCATTCTTAGCGGCCTTGCAAATTCGATGACCGTACTTCTTGGGACAGCGCAGCTCACGAACTTGTCAGAATCCATCCTACTTCTCGCACAGAAAACCTAGACTTCGCGAACGACAAAAAGCCCGCAGCATCTGCTTGCGGGCTTTTTGTTTGCTACGGGCGTAGTTGTGGCGGAGTGAATTGTCGCGCTTCCGGTCGCACTTTGCACCTATCTCATGTCGCACTATGCCAGCGATATGACGCCGAATTGCGCACCCCCGGCCGCGTAGGCCGCCGCAGCACAGACCCCATTGCCACCAATTCCTGCACGACGCGCAGGACACCCTGCCGCACGGCATTGCGTTCGCGCGTCGTCAGTTCCCGCCCCCCTGTCGCATGTCGCACCAGCTCAATCATGCGAAAGTCGCGGCCCGGACACGCCGCCATCAGTTCAATGACCTCTTTACCAAACTTCACGTTGCACCTTGTCTTTGAAGAAGCCCAGGTACTGCCTGTACTGGGCGTGGGTTAGATAGATTCCGGTAATTCGGCTGATCCAGTCTCGCGCCCGCTCGGCACGCGTCAGCGGCTCCAGGCCCGCGAAACGCTCATGCCGCTGGGGGTACTCCGCAATAATGATCATGGCTTCATGGCGCGGCAGCGCCCGGTGCAAACCGTCAACAGCCACGGCCTGGTCGATCAGGATGGGGCGGAATTCATCCTCTTCCGGGATGAACTGGGCCATGTTGCCGACGGTCGGCCCGGACCAGCACCAGCGCGCCCAATTCCACAGCAGCTCCTCGCCTGAAAGCCCAAGCCTAGACATTGATCACCTCGAAGCGTTTGCACTTTCGCCCATAGGGCCGACCTTTCAGGCACCGCGTTACGGATTCACCGAAAGGCGATTCCACGACCTTGGCGTGAACGCATCCCGCGCAGCTGCGCCTGACCGCCGCCGTCTCGCGGCTGATGAGCACCTCGACCGGGTTGCGCATTTCCCAGCGCTGCAGGTCGCGGCTCATTCGCGCCGCCCTGCCGCTTGGCCTTCGCCAGCTCGTGCAACCGGGTGAGTTCCGCCTCCAGGGCTAAGCGCGCGCCCCGCCCCCGCTGACGGCCCACCCGCTCGAGATACGGCTGACGCTCCATCAGGGGCAGCCTCTGAATGTGCCGCACCTCGCACTGGAATCGCCAGTCCTCCCCGCTGGTGGCCGGAGGCGAGTGCAGCGGCAGCGGCTGCACCATTGAGGCGGCCATAGGCGCTGAGGAAGCGCTTGCGCGCCCCCGGCCTGAGTTCGTCGTAGATGGCTTGCGCATGCATCAGTACTCCTCCAGCACCCAGCCGCCACCGCGGCGTTCGGGTTGCTTCGTTGCCTTGTAGAAAACGAACCAGGGCAGGACCTCGGCGCAGAGCCTGATCTTGATCTGGCCCTTGTCCGTGGTGTATCCGCCCTTCACTTCGTGGATGGCCATGCGCATGTCGGCCTGCAACACCAGGAAGTCGACTTCGTAGTACGTCGAATCGGCCAGGCGGACACGCAGCGGATGGAACAGCCAGCCCAGGATTTCCCCACGCTGGCGCATCGCCTCGAGGCGCATGGAATACGCCTTCTCGGTGCCGTTCATCTTGTCCTTGGGCAGCCGGCCCAGGGCCTGGAAGCGCTTCTGGGCCGCGTCAGCAGCGATGAGCCGACGAATGGCAGCGGGCGTGTAGTTGCTGGCCATCAGACATGTACCCCGAAGTCAGCGCGCGCTCGGGCCTTCTGCTCATCCGTGAGGTTGGCCGCCTGGAGAACGCGCTTCTTGAAATCGGGGGGCTGCTCACCCGCCTCTTGTCGAAGCCCCAGGACGTTGCCCTTCGCCACAATGCCCGGCCACGATCGCAGCCAGTCCAGTGCGTCAGGCGCAGCCGCGCCCCCGCCGGCGTTGACCTCCGCCTTCGCCTTGTCCATCCAGGACGCCCGGAACCCAGCCCAGGAGTTCTCCGCCGAGATCCGCACGGCCTCAGCCACCGACAGGCCGGCCTTTTCCGCTTCCTCGACCACCAGGTCCCAAGCGGTGAGGGTGAGCGGCGCCTTCTTGTCCTTGCGGACCTTGAGCCAGTCCTGGGCGTGCTGGCGGTCAACGCCCACCGCAACCAGGTCCTTCACCCCGAGCGTGTCCCCTGGCTTCGAGCCGCCCTCCCCCTTGCTCGTCGATTTCTGACCCGGGGTTTCGGACACTTCGGGCGCGCTCGCGCCCCCCTGATGATTCCTTGTTGGTTCTTCTTTAGATTCTTTTATGGTTCTGGGTGAAGCTGCTTCCGGTCTAAATTGCACATTTTTCCGGTCAAGAGCGCCGCCATTTTCCGGTCTGCCTGCATTTTTTTCGGGCGAAGATTTTTCGGGTGAAGATTCTTCGCCCGAAGGGCCTTCGCCCGAAGGGTTTTCGGGTGAAGAATCTTCCGGTAAGGCGTCATCCCGTCGCCAGGCCTGGTAGTTCTCCGGCGTGACGGTGTAGACCGCGCTGCGCTTGTGACGCTTCTGGCGGCTGATTACAGCGCGCTCCTCGAGCCACTTCAGGCACTTCTGCACCGTCCGGTCGGTCAGGCAGGTGCGCTCCACGATCCTCTCAACGGAAGGCCAGCAGACGCCCTCATCGTTGGCGTTGTCTGCCAGGCTGATGAGGACGGACTTTTGTGACGAGGGCATTTGCAACGGCCAGCAGGCCGTCATGATGATGGTGCTCATGGGGTTTCCTATGCGGCGGCGTGCGCAAGCCCGCTCGGGAGGCACGCCTGGGCCTGGGCGGGCGCCGGGGGCGCGTAGCGGCGCTGGAGCCACACCTGGCCCTTGCCCGTCACCAGGGTCTTGAATGACACATGCACCTGACCGTCATCGGCGCGCCAGGGCATTTCGATCAATCGGAAGTAGCCGCGGTCCAGGTACTCCTGGTACGGCTTGTTGTCCTCCAGCAATACGCGGTCGGCGCGCAGCTGGCGGAAGAAGCGGTTCTGCCCGGTGCCCAGCAGCTTGGCCATGTCCCGGATGCTGATGCCGTCGACCGTGCTGCGCACCGCCTCGGCGAACTCAACCTTCGGCTGCTGCTCGAGCAACTGCTGGCGCTGGCGGTAGATCTCGTCCTGCTGGTCGGCTGCCAGCCGGAGCGCGGCGGCGAAGTCCCGGGGCACCGCCGGCGACTGGAGGGCGTCATAGGCACGGATCACGCGCAGGTGGAATGCGGCGCTGATCCACATGGCGTAGGCGTAGACCAGCTCCTTGGCAACGTAGGTGCCCAGGCCCTGCCGGGAGAAGATTCCGGGAATCCCCGGAATCATGTCGCCCAGCTCGGCGATTAGGTCTTGCGTCTGCTGTAGGCGGACCCAGTCCGAGGGCTGGTGCCGGCGCTCGCCCCCGGCGGCCCGGTGCAAGTCGTTCAGGCTGAACCGCCCTTCTTCGTCCTGGCGGATGGCGGTGGTGGCGATGATGAGCGCGTTCATCGGGGCTCCTTTGATTGGGGGCGGTCACGCCAGCGGTACGAATGCTTGAAGGCATGGAAGCCGCGGCGCACGACTTCGAGGTCGGAGCGCGACTCCCGTACAAGACGGTGCGCGGCGTCCAGGCAGACGGTCAGATAACCCTCGCGGCTCATCTGGCCCTTGGGGAACGGAAAATGCCGGCCGATCACCTTGCTGATGGCCCGGGTGTCGAACTCGTCACCGGACGCCATAGCCTCACGGGCGGCATCGAGGGCGGTTTCAGGGACTTCGTAGCCGTGAACGTTCATGCCGCGACCTTCCGACCCTCTTTGTGCATGGCGATCGCCAGCGCTGCGACGTCGGTGTCGATGCCCGCGGCGTCCAGGCCGCCTCGCGGGACGTCGTGACCTCGGGCCAGCAGGAACAGCACGCACTGGCGCAGCAAGTGCTCCTGCGTACCGTAGCGGTGGATGAAGGCTGCTCGGTCTTCATGGACGGCCTTCATCCACGGCGCCCCCGTTCCCCTCTGGTGGTGACCCGCGCAAAGCGGCAGAACGAAGTACTGCACGCCTGGCCGCGTGCGCCCCCGCATGTGATGGACGCTCACATAGTGGGTGACGACGTGATGACCGAACCGGCAAGCGGCACAGCCCACCACTGAGCACAGCAGGTCATGAAAGGCCCGCTCGACGACGTTGGCCGGCTTGCCCTTCATTGCTCGGCCATGCCCTTGAGGCGGCGCGCGACCTCTGCGGCGGCCTGCATGACGACACGGGCAGCAGAGGACACTCGCTCCACCTCGGCGCGGTCGACGCCGCCATCGGCCAGGGCGTCGTAGACCTCTTTTCCCAACTGGCCGTTGGCGACCATCAACGCCGCCACCTGCTCCAGCACGGACATGTCGCTGTCACCGCAGGACTCCGGCGCCTTGACCAGCAGGAAGCCGGCTTCGTGAGCCCAGGCGGCCAGGATCCGGAAATCGCCAGTCATGCGGCAGATTCGCACCGCCTCGGCCAGCGTCAGGTGGTGCGTGGTGTTATTGGGGTTGACCTTGTTGCGCAACACTGCCGGCGTGATGCCGACGAGCGGGCCGAGCGATTCGCTACCGCCCTTGAATTCATGGACCGTCAGGTCCGCAGCCGTGGTGATGTTCATTACTCGATTTCCCGAACGTATTAATTGCGGGGCGTGCGCCCTACCATGTGCGACATGAAGAACAGACTTCAAACGTCCTGCGACCCAACCTGGAACCTGTCGCTTTGCTTGGCCGGCAACACCGGCTGGGGTGCCGGCTGGCCCGGCGTCATCGCGCTACACATGCGCTCTCTCCTGAAATTGGGTGGCCAGCCCCTTAGAATCGGAGATTCCACTCAACCGATTCGCCCCGAAATGGAGGGGGCTGACCATGGCCTTGAAATTCGTTTCCATCACGCAACCGACCGAGGACTCCGAAGAGGTAGGCGTGAGCTTCCAACTCGATTCCGAGTACACCGGAAAGCCCCCCTACTTCATCGGGCAAGCACAGGTGTCTATTCCTCTATCCGAAGCCCTTGAAATGACCTTGGCCGAGATCATTGGGAGCGCCCGCGCTCAGTTGAAGGTCCGGTTGATCGACTGCGCCAAATAGCGCCACCCGAACGCATCGCTGTGGCAATTCGTTCATCAGCGATGCGTTCAACAGCCGGGCGGATGAGCCACAGGACAAGACGGGTGTAGAGGCTATGCATGGACGCCCCCTTGGGTCGACACCTCGCGCGCAAGCTCGGGCCACACCGTCTGCCAATCATGAGGACGCAACGCTTGCCGCAGGACCCGGCGGCCCGTTGCGGTCTCAATTCGTGCGCAATAGACGGGGTCGATCTCTTTGTCTCGGTTGAGCCAGTTCCCGACTTGTTGGGGAAGGACGCCGACCGCACGAGCAAGGGCAGCCTTCGTGCCCAACTGCTTGCATGCGGCCAGCAATGCAGGGCGGTGCGGGTATTGATCAGGTTCCATGTATCGGCTTCTACAGTTGAGATTAAGGCCGATGGTAAACGAACGTTGACCGAATCGTCAACGCTGGTTGATGGAAACAATCAACATTTGTTGTTAAGGTGCGCGCCATGGCAATGGGCAAAAATATCCGCTTCCTCCGACTGGCCAAAGGGCTCACACACGACGCCCTGGGCGCGCTCGCGTCTACGAGCGGGCAAACCGTCGATCAATTGGAGAAACGCGATAGCAAGCGCTCCAACTACGCAGGCGGCATCGCGCACGCCTTTGGCCTATCGGTTGAAGAACTACAAAATGCCGCCCTAGAGAGCGTTGACGACGCAATGCGGCTTCTCGGTGATGTGGCTCGCCGAAATAGAGAAGTGAGCGCGCCGCTCGATACCCACCGACACTTGGTTTCTGAGCCGCAGCCCGAATATGTTGGTCGGGCGGTCTCAGGACGCCTTATCCCCGTAGTAGGCATGGCACAACTGGGCGAAAACGGATACTACGAAGAGGTCGCATACCCGGACTGTCAGGTCGACGGATTCATACTCCACGCCTCAAGCGATCCCGACGCCTATGTATTGCGGGTGCGCGGCGACAGCATGAAGCCCGCGATCCGAAACGGCTGGTATGTGGTCGTTGAGCCTAATAGCCCGGCTGCCCCGGGCGAGTACGTAGCGTTGCAGCTGGCAGACGGTAGGAAAATGGTCAAGGAACTCATCATCCAGCGCCGCGATGGCGACATTGAGGTATTGAGCGTCAACGGTGAGGTGCGAATGAGCCTGCACGCGGGCCAGGTTGAACGTATGCATGCCATCGGCGCAATCGTGCCTCCCAGCAAACACAGAACACACTGACCCGCCCCGCAAGAAGTGTCGCCGCCCATGGGCGGCTTTTTTTTCGCCTGAAACCAACACTTGTTGACCAAATCCAAACTTATGTTTACCATTTCATCAACGTTTGTTTACCGCTCTTTAAAAACCGATGTGCAAACCGTTCCGCACCCGCCGAGAGGCGATGCGACAGGGGAGATTGCGGACGCCCTGGACCAAAAGAATCCGAAAACCGCCCATGCACGGTGGCCGAACAGACTAAGGCCGGCCAGGCGCAGAACCTGGCAGCACTGGGCGCGATCCTCACGGACGCCAAGAATCGACCGATGGCGCGTAATCGGGTTGATGACCACCGGGAATAGACCGGGAACCATGACCGCCCTGGCCTACGGGTTGAACGGCGGCGGACATGCTGGGCAACGCAGCACCTGGAGCCGCGATGAGCGGGAGTCGTCAGGCGGTGCGCTGCCCCAGATTCATCTGCCAGCCCGTTCTATGAGCGATGGCTGACGAATGAACCACGGGGGGGACCTATGTACTTTGTGCTTTTCATCGTTGCTATTGCTCTGAACCCCGTCCTGGCGCCCATCAGCCTTGCAATGATTTGGCTGTTTGTGGTGGGTAGTGTTGGCTACTTGATTTTCTCCAAGGAAAAGCCAGAAGGAGGCCTACGCGCTGACACAGTGCTTGGGCTGATTGTTCTGACCTTTTGTGTGCCTATGGTCATCGTTGAAATGTGGCAAGACCTCGGCGTGAAAGTCCCGTACTCCTTCGTATGGTCAATGGCCAAGTACAGCTTTCTCAGGATTGCGAGCTGAACAATTACTGACGAGTGAACAAGGAGAAAGCATGAGCGAAATGGCAAACATGCTTGTGATGTTCGTCATCGGCTTTGGTGTTGGCGTCATCTACGGACGCATGAAGGGGATGAGCGTTGAGGACGAGTTGAACATGAAGATCAATGATCTCGCTCAGCAAGTACGGATCCTTAAGAAGCGACTCGATTCTGAATAGGAGAACTTTATGTCAGAGCAATTCAAAGACTACGTGACGGGCGGCGCGTTCCATCTGTCGCTGTCCAAGCGTCAGGTTGAGATGCTTGGCCATCTCTATCAATTCGGATCCACCTGGGGCTATCTCTCAAGCTGCAACGCACTCATCGCAAAAGGATTGGCGGAGCGCATTGAAGAGGAAGAGCCGGGCGGCGAAGGAACGTGCCTTGTTGGATCCGGGAAGGTTGTGTTGTCAGAAGCTGGCAAAGCCTTGATGCCGCTACTGATCTTGGCTGGCCTCTACCAACCGTGGGAAATGCCCCAGCCAGTCGAAATACCGCCCGTCAACATCCGCATCAAGCGGCGCGATGAAAGCGAAGTGCTGGAACGCTAACCCCTGCCCACCCCTATAGCGCTGGCAGGTTAAAGAAACTGGAATACCTCCCCACCCCGGGGAGAACGGGAGAAACAGCATGGCTACACCGCAACGAATCGCCCCGCCGTCGCTCAATCGCGGCGTGTTCGGTTGGGACTCGTGCCGCCTGGCCGACGCCTACAGCACCCAGGAGCTGACCGACGCCATCACCTGGATCAGCCACGCGCCGTGCTGCGCCAACCCTGAAACCGGATCGATCTGGCTGCTGAACAAGAAGGCGCGCCGCATCAGCGAGCAGCTGGCTTGGGCTGTTCGCCACCAGATGGAAGAGAAACGCCGCGCCGAGCAATACCCGCTCGGCTACATGCAAGGCCGCGGCGCTGCCTAACCCCCACCCGCCCCGGTAGGGGCCAGGAGAACAGCATGCAAAGCAATCTGATCCTCACCACCGCCCAGGCCCAGGCCGTGTACAGCGCCATGTGCGCGCTTGATGCTCTTGGCCCCGACCACGGCGCGGAGTTCCATCTGGGCGACTGGGTATATGTGCGCCGCGTCCATCTGGACGGCGCTATCCGTATCGAAGACCGCGCAGATGGTGACGACGAGCGCCACGACGATCTGGCCGCCTTCGCCGCCGCCTACGGCCTGCGCCAGCCGCCCGATGCCGCCCCGCTGCTGGAAGCGTTGCAAGCCGCCCTCGCCTACAACGATTCAGTCATGAGCGCCGATGGTAGCGGCCAGTTTTCGTGGGGTCCGATCGCCCGCGCCGCCATCGCCCAGGCCACCGCCTGACCGCCCCACCCGCCCCGGGTGCCGGGGCAAGGAGACCACCATGGAAACAGCAGAAGACCTCTCCTACGCGCTCGCCAAGCAACTCGCCAGCGCCCACACCATCAGCACGAGCTACGGCGATATCCCCCTCGATGACGAAATGCGCGCCGCTGTCGACAACGCAGTGCGGCCCATCCTCAAGCGCCGCTTGAATGCGCGTCTCGCCGACACCGCCGCCAAGGAATGAAATGGCGACCGTCGAATTCCACGATGAAATCGGAGGCGCGTATTTGGACGAACACCCTGCCGGCATCTTCGGCAGCCGGTGCCACTATGACCGCCGCTACTGGCACGCATGGGCGTCCTCACCCGACCCGCAGAAGCGAGATTGCATCCCCGGGGTGATGGACGACTTCGGCACCCTGGTGCCGGTCCCGTCCCCTTCCTACTAACCCTCGCAGTGAGGAAATGACCATGACCAAGAACGACCTCCAAGCCAAGCACATCGAAGCTATGCGCGCCGTCGCCAATGGTGCGGACGTGTGGGCCTACGGCACCGCCGTGGACCTCCGCGAAGTGCAGCGCGCCGCCCCGGAACTCATCACCATCGGCCGCGCCATGATGGCGCCCGACGACGGCGCCAAGCAACAACCGTATTTCGGCGCGATCCTGACCGATGCCGGCCGCGAGTTCGTCGGCTTGCCCAGGCTCATGGCCGCGGCCGCCTGAATGCACCAGACCAACAGGAGAACGCGACCATGGAAGAAGTGACCATTCACGAAGCCGGCGCCCTGCTCGCCGCTACCGGCCGGATCATGATGCGCCATGGCGTGCATTTCGACGTGTTGGTCGGTGACTGCCGTGATGATTGCAGCGATGCCGACTTACTGGAAATCATGGGTAATGCCGGCGTGCCGGAAGAGCGGGCGCGCGAACTGCTCCGCATGGACCTCAGCGACGTGATCGCCGACCTGCACTTCGGCACTTGACAGCCCCGGCTCATGCCCCGCGAGCGGGGTATCGGCAGGCGCTGTTGCCTGGACACTCAGGAGAGAACATGTTCGGCGGTAACGAACCCGAAAACACCATCTTCAACCCCAAGCGCAAGAAGGGCCTCGGCCCCAACTAATGCGCGCCCCTCCCCGCTTTGTAGGGAGGGCCATCAAGAAAGACGCCTGACGGCTCCTAACGGTCTTGGGAAGGGCTCATACCCCCGGCCAAGTTTGCGGGCGTCTCCCTTGATGGCAGCAGTACCGCCCAGGCGATGGGCGCCCTATGCAAGGCGGGCGCGGTCAGGATTGCAGGGCGCGATTCGCTCCACCCGCAGAGGCCGCAACCCGGGATCGCATCCGGGGCCACCAACCATCCCCCCAACCCCACCGGAGCTATCCATGCTCGATGCCGCCATTGATTCCATCCGCAAATTCGCATCTGCCTTGTTCGACGTCCTGGAAAACACCTGCAAGGTGATGCGCTGGTAAGACCGAGGCGCACGGCCTGCGCCATTTCAACCTGAGATTTATATAGTCATCATCGAACCCGGCAAAACCTACAAGCTGCAGGGCCCGAAGGGCAAGCCGCCCGTCGAAGTCCTCGTTACCGCCATCAAGCCCCGCGGGCGCGGCCACAGCGTCGAGCACCTGGTCGGCAAGAAGAAGCTGATCTGCGGCCTGGGCAAGTTCCAGGCGCAGTTGGCGCAGTAGGCGCACATCTACATCCCCTCGGCACGCCCGAGGGGGCTTCGGAGAGCGGGCTGGATAGCCCGGTATCGCTCACGTGGTGGAGCCGCTGTCTTGCGCCGGCGGCTGTGCGGCGCCAGCCCGCTCTCCGAAGTACGCCAGCCTGAGGCGCACAGGCCCATGCCGGACATGGAAAAAGCCGGACTCCCCCCAAGTGGCGCGCCACTTCCCCTCTGGGCTGACCTGCCCGCCAAGGACCTCCATGAAACGAATCGTCATTCTGGCCGCGGCCGGCCTTGCCGCGGTGCTGGGCGCCACCTTTGCGCTTGGCAATGTCGTCGGTGCCCGCGACCGCGAGCTGCTCGCAAAGGACGACAAAGGCCGCGCCACGATGCTCGCCCGCAGCTGCGGAAAGCATGGACGGCTGCTGCTCGACCCAGTGCAAAACGAATACGTATGCGCGTGGACGAACCCCGACGGCGCCACTGTCACGGCCGAAATCCCGCAGTACCCCTACCTCGACCAGCTGGCGCAGCGATAGCCGCCGGCCTGGCCCACGCCGCCCAGCGCGGCCCGAAGCAATGGAAAGAGATTGAATCAATGCAACATACACCGCCCCCGGGTGCCTTCCCCCAGTACCGAATCATCGGTCTCGTCGGTCGCGCCGGCGCCGGAAAGGACACCTGCGCCGACATTCTGGTCAAGACGCGTGGCTTCGCCCGCCTGGCCTTCGCTGATGCACTGCGTGATGAGGTCGTCGCGGCGTTCTCGGTAGACGTCACCCCCTTTGCCGACAGGGTACTGAAAGAACGCCCGACGCCAGCCCTGCAGATCCGCCGAAGCGCCGATGAGGAATTCATCGCCCGCGCCAAGGCATTGGGCTATGACCTGTGGGCCCAGCGCTCCCCGCGAGAAATCATGCGGCTTTGGGGCACGGAATACCGCCGGCAAGTCACGGCGGACAACTACTGGCTGGAGCGCGCCAATGACCGCGTCAATGCCCTGCTCGCCAGCGGCATTCGTCGCATCTGCTTCACCGACGTTCGCTATGCCAATGAAGCCGCCTACGTAACCGAGAGCCTGCGGGGCGACCTGTGGCGCATTCGCCGCCGGTCGGCGGATTCCCGGCACGCTACCCACAGCAGCGAATCCGACCTCGAGCGCATCCAGTGCAAAGAGGTCATTCACAACGAGCTTGGCCTGCAGGAGCTGGCCCTGGAGGCCCAGGCCGCGCTCGTGCGCCATGTCCTGGAGTAGCCATGCCCTCAGTCAACAAAGTCATCCTGGTCGGCAACCTCGGCCGCAACCCGGACATTCGCTATTCCCCCGACGGCGCGGCAATCTGCAGCATGTCGATCGCCACAACGTCCACCTGGAAAGATCGCGCCAGCGGCGAGCGGCGTGAAGAAACCGAGTGGCACCGCGTGGTCATGTACAACCGCCTGGCCGAAATCGCCGGCGAGTACCTGAGAAAGGGTCGCTCGGTCTACATCGAGGGCCGCCTGAAGACCCGCAAATGGCAGGACAAAGACACCGGCGGCGACCGCTACAGCACCGAAATCATCGCCGACCAGTTGCAGATGCTGGGCGGCCGTGACGGCCAGGCCGACGGCGGGCACGCCGCTGACGCGCCAGACGGCTCTGATGGCCAGCGCCGCCATCGCCCCGCGGCCGCACCGTCGAACGACGGGACCGACCCCGACATTCCCTTCTAGCACCCCACCCGCAGGAGAACGCCATGAGCGCATTTTGCGTATTCGGCATGACCGAAACCCTCGCCAGGAAGGCCGCAGAACGTGCCTGGCAGAAGCACCTGGAAAGCCTGACCAAAGAGGCCCGCGCCTGCCTGACGCCCGCCGACGAGACCGAATGGATCAAGGTCAAGACGGAGTACCACCTGAGCAAAGGCAAAACGATCCAGCTGTCCGCACCGTTCGACGCCCCGCAGTTCGCCCAGGATTTCATCAAGCTCGCCCGCGCCACCGGCCGAACTTCCCGCCTGGAAGTGATGCGGCGCGCCCCTCTGCTGGACAAGAACGGCGCCCCGCGCATCAGCAAGGCCACCAAGCGCCAGATGATCGGCTGGGTTCCTCAATAACTCGACTGGAAGCCTACCCCCATGTGGTTCAAGAACCTCAAGATTTACCGCCTGCCCTCCCCGTGGCAACTCTTCGGCGATGACCTGGAGGCCGTCCTGGCCCGCCACGCCTACGACGGCGGCAGCAACCTCGAAATGCAGTCTCTCGGGTGGATTCCCCCGCGCGAGGGCGGCGGTCTGGCGCACGTAGTTGGCGGGCAGATCCTCCTGACCCTGCGCGCCGGCCAGAAGCTGCTGCCGCCCAAGGTGGTCAACCAGGTCGCCAAGGCCCGCGCCCAGGAGATCGAGGAGCAGCAGGGCTACAAGCCGGGCCGCAAGCAGATGAAGGAAATCAAGGAGCGCGTCACCGACGAACTGCTGCCGCGCGCCTTCAGCGTGTACCGCGACACCCGCGCGTGGATTGACCCGCTCAACCGCTGGCTGGTGATCGACGCCGCCGCGTCCTCCAAGGCGGACGAGGTGATCGGGCTGCTGTCCAAGTGCGTTGACCCCTTCCCGCTGGAAAACCTGTATGTCGCTCAGTCGCCGGCCTCGGCCATGACCGGCTGGCTGGCCGAGGACGAGGCGCCGAACAATTTCACCATCGACCAGGACAGCGAACTCCGGGCTTCTGGCGCAAGCCGGGCCGCTATTCGCTACCTGCGGCACTCCATCGACGCTGACGACGCCCGTCGCCACATCCAGTCCGGCAAACAATGCACGCGCCTCGCGCTGACCTGGGCCGACCGCATTTCGTTCGTGCTGACGGAAGAACTGGACGTCAAGCGCCTGGTGGCCTTGGATGTGCTTAAGGAGGGCAACGACACGATCGCCGCCAATGACGACGAGAAATTCGATTCGGACATGACCCTCATGACCGGCGAACTCGCCAAGCTGCTGGCCGAGCTGGTTGACGCCCTTGGCGGCGAGAAGCGTATCTGACAACTGGAAAGAAAAATGGCTAAGAAATCCAAAGACGTGTACGGCGCCGAAGGGCAAAGCAATCTGCTCACCTTCGACCCCGACAAGCTGGTGCTGGTGACCGATGAGTCCAGCCCGCTCTATGACCCCCGCGTGCATCTGCCCGTAGACGAAGCGATGGCTCGCAACATCGACTTCCAGGGCGTGATCGAACCCATCGGGATATCTAAGAACCCGGAAACCGGCGAAACCGAAGTTGTATTCGGCCGGCAGCGTGTCAAGGCCGCACGCCTCGCCAACCAGTGGCGCCACGACCGCGGCGTACCTCCGCGTCTGATTCCTGGGGTTGTGTGGCACGGCGAGCGCAAGGACGCCCTGGATGCCATCGTCGGCGAAAACGAAGCGCGCACGGCCGACACACCGCTCGGACGCGCCGAGAAGATGCGCCGACACCTCGCCCTGGGGAAGGGCGAAGACCAGATCGCCGTGATCTACAACTGCTCCGTCGCCACGGTGCGCGACACGCTCGCGTTACTCGATAGCCCCAAGGTCGTGCAGAACGCGGTCGAGGCGGGACAGATCACCCTCACGCACGCCAAGGCACTTGCCAAGCTGCCTGTAGCCGAGCAACGCACGAAGGTCGCCGAGCTGGTCCAGGCCGGCCAGGGCGTCAAGGCGCACGAACGCAGCCGCAAGCAGGCCGCCGTCATGGGCGAGCGCCCCCGCGTGAAGTCCCGCAAGCAGATCCAGGCTGCCCTGGAAACCTCCCAGGGCGACTATGCCGCCGCCCTGCGCTGGGTTCTGGGCGAAGAGGGAGGGGCGGCCGCATGATCAAGCTCACCGACTCTAATGGTGCAGCCCTCTACTTGGCCCCCGCCGCCATCGCGAGCATCAAAGAAGCCGGCCCCAGTAGCGCTTGGCACGGCATCCGGTCCTACGTTCGTACCTTCGACGGCAAAGCCTACGAAGTCCAACAGGACGCCAATGAAATCAACGCAGCGGTGCAAGCCGCCGAGAAAAGGAGCGAAGCATGAACGCCCCCGCCCCCAAGACCAGCCCCGACACCGCTCTCGGCAACCTCATGGCCGCCGCCCTCGACGTTCCCGCAGCCCCCGAACAGCCCGCGGTGCCCGACGACACCCTCGCCCGCACGGGCAACACCGCCCGCGACCAGGAGATGTACGCCGCCGGCATCCGGACTGGCGAAGAGAACGCCAAGCACAATGCGGCGATACGCGCCGGTGCCAGCTGGCAGCCGATCGAGAGCGCGCCGAAGACGGGCTGCACTCTGCTGCTCGGCTACTGGAATTCGCATGGCAAGTGGCGCACCGTGCGTGGACAGTGGATATCCGCCGAATACATCGCCGAGCACTGGGAAGAACCGGACGATGCAGAGGAAGGATGGTTCGAAACCGCCGTTGAGGCCGAGGAAGTGCCGAATTGCTGGCGGACCACCCCGTCGCATTGGCAACCGCTTCCCGCCGCCCCTGGCGCATCCACGGCGGGGAATCAGCAGCCCGCCCGCGACTGGGAACTGACCTGCCACGAATGCGACGGCTCCGGCCACGTATACGTCAAGCACCAGGTCGCCGAGCGCAAAACCGACATGCAGGAGTTCAAGGAGGAATGCGAGTGCTGCGAGGGGCGCGGCTTCGTGTTCGCCTTCCAGGACATTCCGGGGATCGAGGAATACGTGAAAGCCTGCCGCACCGCTCCCGCTGCTGGCGATGCGCTGGATGCGGCGCGGTGGCGCGCCTACGCGAAGCTGTTCCCCGAGGTATCCGCCTCGTTCCTTGCAACGCACGCTGTGGATGGCGACGATCCGCTGCCGACGATCAAAGGCGCGTCGATCACAGGCGGCTATGTCGTGGTGACGCCTGCCGGCTGGGATGCCGACAACGCCACGAAGCTGCGTGACGCCATCCTGCGGCTGTTCCCCGTCAACCCCGTGCACACGCCGCGACCGAGCGACGAGCTTGCAGCCCAACGTAAGGGGGATGCGTGATGGTAGATATCGATAGCCTCCGCGTCATAACCCGTCAGCGGTGGGGCCGCGTCACGGCTTTCCGCCTTGGGCAGATTGCCGCCGAATACCTTGGATCGGTTGCCGTCGACGCGAACCCCTACCGACCGGAACAGCACTCCCATCGCAACTATCTGGAGGGAATCAGCTTCCACCAGGCGAAGGCCGCCCAGCAGAGCGGCCAGGGCGCGGGGAGCCAATCATGAAGCCCGCAACCGCCGCAGCGGTAGCCGCTGCAACCTCTATCGCCTCCTACGCCACGGGGTACGCCTCTGCGCATACCGACCACAGCTTGGGAACGCCGTTTTTCATTGGCTTGATGTTGGCCGCAGTTTTCGCTGGCCTCGCCTTCGCAGCCGTAGAAAAGGACTGATCCTATGACCCAACAAGACGACATCACCCAGCGCCTGCGCGACAACGCGGACCTGGACGAAGCCGAACACGGCAATGCCCGCGTGGTGCAGCTGGAGCGCGAAGCCGCCGACGAGATCGAACGCCTGCGCGCGCAGCTTGGACAGCGGGGCGCCCCTGTAGCCGATGAGCGGGCGCTTGACCTGCTGGATACGCTATTCACCGCCTACGAGAACGGCACGCCGTGCTACGAGGAACCGGACAGCCAGGGCGGATACCTGGGGATGGCGTTCCGCATTGATGACGACACATTCCGGGCATGCGCCGACTTGTTGAACAAGGAGCGCCCTCGCACGGCTGGCGCCCTGGCAAGCGCCCCTGTAGCCAAGCCGAAGTGTGCGCCGATTGATGACGGCATTTGCTGGTCCTCGAAGGAAATTCAGCGCCGCCAGAAGGAGGAAGACGATGCCCGCGCCGCCTATTACCACAGTCGGGCAAGCGCCCCTGTAGCCGAACCGGCAATCGTTGGCTGGCGCGATCCAGATTGCGGGCGCATGGCGCAAAAGGGTCCGCCCCACGGGTACAACCGCTACAGCGAAGCGCTGATGACGGTTGCCGAACACCGCGCGTTGATGGCCGCCGCTCTGGCAAGCGCCCCTGTAGCCGGGGAGGTGCAGCCGGTGGCCGTCACGGATCACCAAGGCGACGTTCACTGGAGGCATGGGCGCAAAGCGGGGATCGCGCTCTATGCCGCGCCCCAGGCCAGCGCCGACGCATTCGACTTCGTCGCCCATCTGGCGCGGCAAGCCGAATTCTCGGCCCGCACCTTCGGCCCCGGCGCTCGCGTGGCCGGCGTCTGCGATCACATCCGCAAGGAACTGATCGACGTCGAGACGAGCGGCGGCGACCTGAAGGAATGGGTTGATGTGATCATCCTGGGCCTGGATGGCGCATGGCGCAGCGGCGCCACACCGCAGGAAATCATCGCGGCCATCGTCGCCAAGCAGGCGAAGAACGAGGCGCGCACCTGGCCGGACTGGCGCACGGTGGACCCGAACAAGGCCATTGAACACCAGCGCACCGCCTCCCCCTACACCTGCCCCAGCGGTGACGGCTCCCTGCGCCATCCCTGCGCAGCACATCCCGCCAAGGCCAGCGGAAACGGAGGTGAAGAATGGTCAGATTCGTGACAATCTCCCGCGCCTCGGCCATCACGGGCTATACAGAGGATGCGATCCGCTCGAAGATTCGAGACGGAATCTGGCGGGAAGACAAGGAGTGGATCCGGGCGCCGGATGAACGCATTCTTATAGACATGGAGGGCTACGAAAAATGGGTAGAGACGGGAGGGGTGTTAAAGCCGCCTCGGAAAGCAGTATCGAAATCACGTTCCAGTACAAGGGTCGCCGCTGCCGTGAGCGGATTCCTCTCAAGCCCACGCCCGCTAACCTGAGGCGGGCCGAGCAGCACCGGGCGGCGATTCTGCACGCGATTTCGACGGGCGTTTTCGACTACGCCGCCACATTTCCCAATAGCGCACGCGCCGGAACCTACGCAGACACGCCGGGACAGATCCTATCGGTTGAAAAGTACCTGGACGGATGGCTTGACGCGCGGAAGCCGACCTTGAAATCCAGCACGTACCAAGGGTATCGAAGCATTGTGCTCGGGCAGCTGATTCCCAAGTTCGGCAAAGAAATGCTCGGCGACCTGAAATGGCCCGCAATTAAGTCCTGGCTCGCAGGCCTTGGCGGCGACAAGCCGGTGAGCAATAAGCGACTTTCCAACATTCAAAGCTGCCTCCGGTCGGCGCTGAATGATGCGGTCGAAGACGAGCTACTAGACGAGAACTGCATGCGGGGTCGGCACTACAGCAGGCAGGCCCAGCCGGTTGAGGAAGGCGACGACGATGAGGTCGATCCGTTCACGCCCGACGAGCAGGCGGCGATCCTGAGCGAGTTGCCGGAACAGACCCGCAACTATGCCCTCTTCGCCCTCTGGACGGGACTTCGGCCCAGTGAGCAGATAGCACTGAACTGGTCAGACGTAGATTTTGCCCGCGGCGTTGTGCTGGTGCGCAAAGCCATCACGCGGGCCGCTAAGGGAGTAGCAGAGCTTCCTAAAACGAAATCCAGCCGGCGGGAGGTCAAGATATTGGCGCCGGCCCTGGCGGCGATCAACGGCCAGAAAGCGCACACATGGGTAGGCGCAGAACCTCACGGGGAACTGTTCCGGAACCCGGGAACGGGAGAGCGATGGTCGAGCAGCCAGGCGGTTCAGAAAGTCTGGGCCACGGCGCTGAAGCGTGCGAAGGTGAGATATCGACGCCCGTATCAGATGCGCCACACGTTCGCCAGCATGATGCTATCGGCAGGCGAACACCCCATGTGGGTAGCGCAGCAGATGGGCCACAAGGACTGGGCCATGATCATCCGCGTGTACGGAAAATGGATGCCTTCCGCAGACAAGGAGGCTGGGAGTCGCGCGGTTAGGCTATTCGGAGATGCGAGGCCGATCAATGAACCTCGACGACGGGCTAAAGCGTCTTAAGTACTTTCGTGTTCGCTTCGGCCAGTTCAAATAGATGGGCACGCACACTTCGCTTGCTATGTGTCGTACGAGGAATGATCATACAGATGTCAGCGTGACTGAGATTATCCTCTTGTGCAGTGTCATATACAGCCAAGGATTGCGCACCGTCGAAACGATGAGCACGGACATTGCCAGCCACAAAGCGTGCAATTGCGTGCAAATCGTGGGGATCTCGCCCTGAGCCAAGGTTCCGCTCATTTGAATCTCTAGCTCTCGCCAGACCGCGCGCAATCACTGCATCCTCGTCGCAGTGGGCTTCACGATCTACCGACATTCCCTTGTTCATGCAATCATCGAAAGCGGTAGGTTTAAGGGACCCATCCTTTTCCACATGAACCGGATTCACGACTTGCCGACAGAGCGTTTCGTCGTCGCGAACTGGCCCGGGAGATATCCCCGAGCAGGGCTCCCGTTCCCAAGATAAACGATCGGCTTCAACGACCAGCGCGTCAACTTTCTTTAAATCCGCCTGATGAGCCGCAAAAAACTCGATAGGAGACATCAGTGAAGTCTATGCGTTTCGTTCTGCAAGAAGTCCAGAGAGCTTATCGGCAATAAGTTGGCGAGCAGCTGGTGTAATTGGCACGCTATCAAGGAACTCTTCCTCGGCACCCAATCCCTTCCGCTTGGCAAACAGAGAGAAGTGGCCCTCGCCGTGAACCACTACATCAGCAAATCCAGATGCCAATTTCCAATACAGACCGACCTCGCCCTCTGTAGATAACATGGGCGAAGGGAGAGGAAGGCCGCCCGGCAAAAGATCCAGCAAGCGCTTCGCAGCATTGATGGATTTAAGGTCAGGGGCGTAGGAATCTTCCCCATCCCAGCCGTTGTCGAGAGCGAGATAATCGTAAAGTTCTCGCGCGATCGCGCCACGCGGGTCGTAGACTTCGCCAACTTCTGACAAGGTCACCTGCGCGACCTCCGTCATGGAAGTACCCGCGCCGAACATTAGATCGCTAGCCTGGTATCTTGAGAACCCAGCAGATGAATCGACAATTGGATCGGGATCAAGAATGCGCTCATCGATCTGCGTAATGGGTCGCACCGGCGCAAGAAAGCCGAAAGCCGCGAAAGTCAGTACAGTAATTGGTTCCACTGCTTTCCTCCTTTAGCTATGGCGCAGGCCGATTTTCTCGCAAACACTGGGCGTTAAAAGGTCAATCAACAAGTCGCGATTGCGTGCGTGAAAATCAACCAAAAGGGTCGAGATTTGGTTCATCGCAGGTTCGAATTGCCACCCAGGTGTCGAGAATTTCGCGACATGGGAAGTAAGAATATTGATCGACCTATAGGGCTCCGTCTGCACCACATTAACGTTCACATTTTCGATGAGCTGATGCGCGACAGGCTCAGGTCTGTCAAGCAAATAGCCATGATGCGAATGCCACAACGAACGCAATTCGAACACGGAGGGGGGCAGGAGCTTTCCCTCCCTTCTAAATACTTGGTCGATTTCCAGCGTCGTGGGATCTGCCCTCCACGTGAAAATATCGCTGTAATGCAAACCGCACCCTGTCAAGGGTCGGCCCTTGACGATGTGGGGCAGGGTAACAGCAAGACAGTCGACCGCAACCGCCCATGCTTCCGCCCAATCCTGATAATCATGAATCAGTAAAGTTAGATTCTCTTTTGAGACATTCAGGGAGCGCGCCACGGCCGGCACTCCGGGCCGAGGAGCCGGGGCAGGCTTGACGAACTGAATTCCGCCAAGAGACTTTGTTCTCTTGACGTTCTCTTTTCCCTTGGAACGATCCGACTTATTGAACAGCGTATCAACCTGCACCTGCATCATCTCGGTCTGCAAGACCTGAGGAAAATGAGATTGCAACGCTTGACGCTGGCCCTCAATCGTGCGCAACTCTCGCTCGGTCAAAGCTTCGGTCCAATTGACCAAAAAACCGAGAGTTTGAATCGAATGATTGCCAGCGTGAGGAGTCAGTTCATCTAAGGCCAT